CACATCAGGTACATCTGGTACTTCTGGTTCTTCTGGTACATCAGGATCTTCTGGTCAATCAGGAACATCAGGAACATCGGGTGCCGCAGGCACATCAGGTACAGCTGGAACATCTGGTTCTACTGGTACATCAGGCACAACAGGGACATCAGGAACATCGGGTGCGAGAGGAACATCAGGAACATCAGGAACGTCTGGCTCTACTGGTACATCGGGTGTTTCAGGAACAGCCGGAACAGCTGGAACATCTGGAAATTCATTTACAATAGCTAATGCCGGCGATGATAGAGTTCTTACATCAAACGGCACAACAAACGGAATTATAGCAGAGCCAAGATTCTTATTTACAACAGGTTCAGGAAGATCTAAAGTAACAATTGATTCCGGAACACTTGAATTGTACGATAGAGACGGCTCTAGTATATCCATTGGTTATGGCGCATACCCAAATATGAATACAGCAATTGCAAATGCAACTGCAATTGGCTATCAAGCATTAAATACTTCACAGGCTGGAAAAGAAAATATTGCAATCGGATATAAAACATTATATAGTTTGACAAGTGCAGAAGATAATGTTGTAGTGGGAAATTATGCTGGTTATTCTATTACAACTGGAGATAAAAATACTATAATTGGTTGGGGTGCACTAGCAACTTCATCTGCTCAATCCGAAAGCGTTAATATAGGATTCAGGGTTGCTGGAAACGATACTGTAACTGGAAATGCAAACGTATTTATCGGGGCATATGCTGGCTACGATTCTACGGCAATATCTCAGAGTGTATTGATAGGATGGCGAGCAGGTGAAAATATTACATCTGGGCCACAAAATACAATAGTAGGTTATGCAGCGGGCAGTCAAGCAACAAACAAGATCGGTTCAAAAAATATCTATTACGGCTGGTATGCAGGATACCCCGGTGCAACCATGGCAGGTGATGGTGGTGTGTCACCATCAAACGGAAGCACAAATAATATTATTATAGGAAATAATGTTGGTATTGTAGCCCGTGGATTAACCATAGCATTTAGAAGCAATCAAGTGGTTATTGGAAATAACGATAATGATTATTATTACCAATGGTTGGCGGGCTGGTACGCACCATCAGATGCTAGGGATAAAATAGAAACTGGTTCGATAGGTCTTGGGCTTGATTTTATTAATCAGTTAGATATCAAAAAATTCAAATGGAACAAAAGAAGTAAATACCAAGACGAGGGGTCAAACGATGGGTCATTGGCAAGTTCTAAATATTCATGGGGTGTAATCGCTCAGAATTTAATTGCCTTAACGGGTAGCTATCCGGTATTATCGGATATAATTGACACCACAGAGGTATCTTATAAAGATGGCACTCCATATGAAATGTATGTATTTAATCATGATTTATTACTGTGGCCTGCTGTACAAGCGATTAAAGAAGTAGATTCAAAAATCAGTAACTTTAATTCAAATATATCCAGTTCACAGTATTTTTATGACCAGCGTGAGTATGAAGTTCAAGATTACAGACATCAGTTTTATTATTTTTCGGGAGAAGCATCATCTTCAAGTGCAAATTCATGGTCTGCTGCTACTTCAAATGACCAATCAACGGGTGCATTAAAAGTAACATTGCCTTTAAATTCAGCTCATCATATAAAAATAAAATGGATAGGTAGATCGGATGAGACAGGAAATATTGTATCAACATTACGTGAAGATACTATACTTGTTCAAAAAGACGGTGGAGTACTTACATATATTAATAAAGTTAACACTGTTAGAACAAACGAAGGAATTGGATTTGATACTAATTATATTGGACTGGATACAGGAGACGGCTCTGGTGATGGTCTTGCACTTCAATTTAGAATAGGAAACTATGAAGAAAATATAGTGGATCTATCAGCAAGAAGTTTTAATTTTAGAGTTAAAGCAGTAGTTGAAATATTATCAGTTGATCATTTGTAATTATAAAGGGTTTTTAATATGGATTTAAATGAAAAAAATATAACTCCGGAATCATTAAAAAAAATGTTGACAGGAACACATGAAACACAAAATAAAATTCAAATAGGATATACAGGAGAGGCAACACCAACAGAAATTCGAAACATTGGAGATAAATGGACAGATTCGGATGGAAACGAATGGGAACAACGAAACGGATATGCGATAAAATTAGGAAAGGAATGGCAACAAGAATTACGTGAATATCTAAATGAATTTAAAAATTGCCCAAAGGAAACATGTACATGTACTATGCCTAAGCGATTAGATGAAAAAATGAAAGTAATACATGGTATGTGTTTTGATTGTGTATTATCAATGGAACATAAATTAAGAATTGAAGGAAAATTTGAAGAATATGAAAAACAAAAAGTAAAAAATAATGTAATGGCATGGATAAAAGAAGCAGAAAAGGATAAAGATTTAATAATAGAAGAGTTAACTCGCTCATTGGAGTTTGTAAACTCAAATGGTCTTGTGGAAAAATGGGGAAATAACGTTGATCCCATACAGATGAAAAATAAAATAGAAGCCGATTTTGAGAATTTAAAACAAGATCTATTAAAAAAATTGGAGACTACCGATGGCTAACAAAACAAAAAAATATCTTTTAGAAATGATTTCAGATGTTGACGGTGATGTCAGTTCTAAACGAATTATAGGATTCGTTTTTACTACTGCCGTTTTGATAACATGGTATTTAAATTTAATTTATGCAAAGCCAATTGAACAGTTTATTTTTGATGGCTTGCTATATATAATAGGAATAGCTCTTGCAACAACCGCAGCTGAAAAATTTTCAAGAAAAAATAATACTGAACAAAGTAACGTTGAGGAAACAAATGCAGAATAATCAGGATATACAGGATTTAATACACGATATAAAAGAGCTAAAAAACTCAATAGCTGGTTACGGTATATCGCATATAACAGATGCGATGGATGAGATAAAAGTGAAAATGTCTGATTTAAAAACAGATATAACCGATATCAAAAAAGAAATTTTAAATCCAGAAACTGGAATAATTGTTAGACTTAATAAACTACAAGATCGAATTCATTATATAGAAAAAGAAAAAATTGCAAAAATAGAAGAAGCATTAGAACAATTAGAAAATTTAGATATTAATTACAGACAAATATCTGGATTTAAAGAAAATACTGTTAAATTTTTATGGTTATTCCTCGGTGGAATTTTAACAATGTTAATTCAATTATTTTCAAAGTAAAATTATGAAAAATATAAATGAAAAAAATGTACCAGCCAATAAAAAACTCTATAATAGAATAAAAGCTAGAATTAAGAGTAAATTTAAAGTGTGGCCATCCGCATATGCATCGGCAGCGGTTGTAAAAGCATATAAAGCTGCGGGTGGGGGATATAGAAAAACAAATGAAGTTTTAGAAGTTTTGGGGTACACTACCGATCAATTTGATAATATTTTAGATGTATATTTTGGTGTCAAAAATTCCTTAACTGAATCTATAATCGAAGAGGCAGAATATAAAGGAAGAAAGGTTAAATTGGGGAAACCTTTTAGAACCCCAGGTGGACCAAAAAAGTTTTCAGTATATGTTAAAAACCCAAAGGGAAATGTTGTAAAAGTTAATTTTGGTCATAAGGGATCGGGTGGTAAAAAAACAATGAAAATTAAAAAAAGCAATCCTGAACGAAGGGCTGCATTTAGAGCTAGGCACAATTGCGATACCCCAGGACCAAGGACATCTGCAAGGTATTGGTCATGTAGATTTGGGTGGCCGAAAAGTGGAAAAGGAGCAGTAGATAAGACATAATGGCAGCAACATGGGTTATATTACAAAAAGATTTAGAACTTATCTTTAGATTAAAACAATCACAGGATTTTTCAGATTTTTCTGAGAAATTTACAGATGCATTTTCGAGATCTACGTTAAACTTGGCTACAACTACATTCGGACAATTATTAACATATGGAAATTATAATTTAATAAAATCTTCAATAAAATCATTTTTAGATTTTAATCGTAATCTTGAACCAAATATAGAAAGATTAAAAATATCTTTAGATAAATTACTTGTTATTATTAATGATATTAGTGAAAATGGTAACATACGTAGTTTAGAACTACCGTCAGATATACACCCATTATTAAGAAAAATAATATCCCCCAATATTACAGATTTAAATAAAAAAATAAAAAATTTAAATGAAACTAATCAAAATTCAGTTTTAGAATTAAATGAATCAATAGAAAAGTTTAAAAATGATGTAGAAAAATTAAATTTAGAATTAATACCCTACATATATTTGGAGAGTGCTTTTATAACATTTTGGTCAACCGTTAAGTTTTCTCCATTACCACCAACACCACCTACAATATCACCCCTCTTTGGAACATCAGTTTTAACCCCCGGCGTCCCCGGTATATTATCTGTTGGATTTAAAAATGCATTTACGTCAAAAGATCCAACTATAGCATCAACAATAATTGCAAACTCATTAGAAATACACGCAAAAACTATTTCTGGAACATATTCTGGATTCATAGCAAGTCCTTCTGGTCCTATCCCATCCCCCCCTATTCCATGGGTAAGCGTTATTTGAATATTCGTATATTTATTTAAAAAGGGAATATTATGGATATTATAGATCAACTATTTATTGAAAATGAATTGCGAGAACTTTTTTTAAAAGAAGGCAAATCTGGTTTAAAAAAATGGTTTAAAGAAAAATGGGTAGATATATCAAGAAAAACTAAGTCTGGGTCCCATCCCCCATGCGGTGCATCTGCTGGTAAAAAAGAAAGGGGCTCGGGAAAGCGTAAGTATCCAAAATGTGTACCAGCGGCTAAAGCAGCAAGAATGTCAGCAAAACAAAAAAGAAGTGCCGTAGTGCGTAAACGCAAATATGGTTCAACGGCAAAAGGTAGTGCAAAGTTTGTTTCTACTTTTAAAAATAAAAAATGAAAAAAAATAATATCATATCAATACTTGGCGTCATGTTCTTATGTTCTATCATGGGTGTATTTATTTTTTGCATAAACAAAAAAAATTATCAAATAGAAAAAAATAAAAAAATTATAGATAGTTTACAAAATTCATTGTTAGAATATAGAAAAATAAACGATAGTCTTTATATAGTAGCTAATAAACTTGATAGCATAATCTTAAATCAAGAGGCTATTGTAATAAAAGTTAAAGAAAATTTTATTATTTACAAAACCCCTGAAATGAAAAACAGCTCTGACGCATATATTTATTTAAAAAAGTTTATAGTAGAATAAAATATGAAAAAGTTTTTTTTAATATTATTTTTGATTAGTTCTGTTTCATTGAGAGCACAACAGCAGGATTCTTTGTTTTATTTTTCAAATAGCGAAGTATTAATATTAGCTAATAAAATTCAATTAATACGGGATTCTTTAAAATTTAAGACGGCTATAGTATATGAACAAGACTCACTGTTAACACTTCACCAGCAAAGAAGTTTAGTTTTTAAAGACCAATTGCAAAATAAAAATACACAAATATTAATATTAGAGCAACAAAATCAAGTATTAAAAGAATCAGTAGAATTATTAACACCGACGTGGTATGACAATAAACTATTTTGGTTTGGAAACGGAGTTGCAGTCACATTAATAGCAGTTTTATTAATAAAATAAGAACCCAATGTCATCGCAAAAAAACATAAAACAATTAATCATAGAAGAATATAAAAAATGTGCACTGGATCCAGTGTACTTCATGAAAAAATACTGCCAGATACAACACCCCCAACGCGGAAAAATCTTATTCCATTTATATCCATTTCAAGAAAAAGCGTTAAAAGAAATATCTAATAACGATTATAATATAATTTTAAAATCTAGACAGCTTGGAATATCTACATTAACAGCTGGTTATGCATTGTGGATGATGATTTTTAATTCAGATAAAAATGTTCTCGTAATTGCTACTAAACAAGAAGTTGCAAAAAATTTAGTTTTAAAAGTGAGAACGATGCATGATTTATTGCCATCGTGGTTAAAAAATAAATGTATTGAAGATAATAAACTGTCACTGCGATTTGAAAATGGATCACAAATTAAAGCTGTTTCTGCTGCATCTGATGCTGGTAGATCTGAATCACTTTCGTTGCTTATAATAGATGAGGCGGCATTTATTGACTATATAGATGAAATATGGGCGTCTGCACAACAAACTCTTGCTAATGGTGGACGTGCTATAATTTTATCTACCCCAAACGGAACAGGTAATTTCTTCCATAAAACATGGGTAGGTGCAGAAACAGGAGAAAACGGATTTAACACAATATTACTACCATGGACGGTACACCCAGAAAGAGATCAGTCATGGAGAGATAAACAGACTCAGCTTCTTGGTGAGAAAATGGCAGCACAGGAATGTGACTGTGACTTCATATCATCTGGTCATACTGTAATCGATGGTTCTATAATTCAATGGTACAACGAGACATATGTAAAAGACCCAATGGAACGCCAAGGAATAGATGGAAATCTCTGGATATGGGAATATCCAGATTTTACTAAATCATATATTGTTGTTGCAGACGTTGCAAGAGGAGACGGACAAGATTATTCAGCATGCCATGTACTTGACATTGAAACATTGCAACAAGTTGCTGAATATAAAGGTAAAATTGACACGAAATCATATGGTAATTTTTTGGTTTCGGTTGCAACACAATACAATGATGCATTATTGGTAATAGAAAACTCTAACATAGGATGGGCAGCAATTCAGCAAGCGATTGATCGGGGATATAGAAATCTATACTATTCATATAAAGAAGAAGGATATGTAGACCCGGAAGTCCAATTAATAAAGGGATACGATCTAAAAGACAAAACTCAAATGGTAGCTGGCTTTACAATGAGCAGTAGAATACGACCACTTATAATATCAAAATTTGAAACGTATTTTAGAGAAAGATTGCCTGTAATATATTCAAAACGATTAATCGAAGAAATGTTTGTATTTATATGGAACGGATCTCGTGCAGAAGCACTGCGTGGATATAATGATGACTTAGTAATGGCAATGGGCATCGCACTTTGGACTCGTGATTCTGCTATAAAATTAAAAAAAGATGGAATAGAATTAACAAAAAATGCACTAAGCAATATTCAAAGACCGAAATTTGCATATAAGAATACTTCAGATGCTAATAATTATTGGAAGATGCAAACTCGTAACAATGAAAATGAAGATATATCATGGCTTTTATAAAAAGGTGAAAAATGTCAATTTTTGATAAATTAAAAAAATTATTTAGCTCTCCTGTTATTTTAAAAAATGTAAATGGCAGGCTAAAGGTAGCAGACACTTCGCATTATCAATCACAGGGAAACCCATATCAGACAAAAGTGATCGATAGATATGGAAGACTACATGGGACAAAAGGAGCGAATGTAAACCCATACCATCAATATAACGGATTTAGTGCAGCTAGACTAGATTTGTATACCGATTACGAAGCAATGGACGAGGATGCCATCATCTCATCTGCACTTGATATATATGCAGACGAAACAACAACGAAAAATGAAGAAGGAAAGGTATTAGTTGTTAATACTGAGAATGATTTAATACGAAAAATATTAGATAATCTTTTTTATGATATCTTAAATATTGAATACAATATATGGCCTTGGATAAGAAATCTGGTTAAGTATGGTGATTTTTATTTGTTTTTAGATATACAAGAAGAACATGGCATTGTCAACGCATTTCCAATGTCAGCGTATGAAATGACCAGAGAGGATGGTGTAAACCCTGGAAATTTATTTGATACAAAGTTTATCTATGAAGGCCCACTTGGTAAAGGAAAATTTGAAAATTATGAAATTGCTCATTTTAGATTATTATCTGATACTAATTTTTTACCATACGGGAAGTCAATTTTAGAAGGTGCTAGAAAATTATTTAAACAATTAATATTAATGGAAGATGCGATGATGATTCATCGTGTAATGCGAGCACCAGAAAAAAGAGTTTATAAAATTGATATTGGAAACATACCACCAAATGAGGTTGACCAATATATGAAATCGGTAATGAACGAAATGAAAAAAACACCATTTATCGATGAACGAACTGGGCAATATAATCTTAGATACAACATGCAAAATATTTTGGAAGATTTTTACTTGCCCGTTAGAGGACAAAATAATGGAACTGACATAACTACATTGAACGGTTTAAATTATCAAGCAATTGAAGATTTAGAATATCTCAGAAGTAAGTTATTTGCCGCATTAAAAATACCAAAGGCGTTTTTAGGCTATGATGAAACAGTAGAAGGAAAGGCAACGTTAGCAGCCGAAGATATACGATTTGCAAGAACCATAGAAAGAGTCCAGCGTATCGTTGAAAGTGAGCTAACAAAAATTGCAATTGTTCATTTATATGCACAGGGATTTACCGAAAATGATCTGATAGATTTTTCTTTAAATCTAACTTCACCATCAATTATATATGAGCAAGAAAAAATAAATTTATTAAATCAAAAGTTACAAGCATTTTCATTAGCAACTGAGAACCATGCATTATCAAAATGGAACATCTATAAAAATATTTTTAATATGAGCGAAGATGAGGCCAATGAAGAAATAAATAATATCATTGAAGATGCTAAATTTAAATTTAGAGTGTCGCAAATAGAAACCGAAGGTAATGACCCAGTTGTAACAGCAGAATCATTTGGAACTCCACATGATATAGCTACAATGGAAATACCCGGAAAAATGGGCCGACCAAAGGAATATAAATCAACATATGAAACAGATGATCATCCTATGGGAAGAGACCCACTGGGTAAAAAAGCAGCATCCGATATAAAAATGGATAAAAAAATAAATCATAATTATAGAGGATCCGCCCTTAGCAATGAAAATTCAATAGCAGATAAGTATATACCATATCTTAATAATATAAAATTTAAAACAAATGATATTATCAAAAAGTCTATTATAAAGGAAAATGTAGATGTAGATGAAAATAATTTCAATGATACAACAGAAAATACATTTCTGAATGAAAAAAATCTAATAAATACCAAATAATTAAAAAATATCTACATATTTATAAGTAATATGAACTAATAAAATCTAATTATGAAAGAATTAAAGCATTCTAAATTCAAAAATACTGGTATTTTGTTTGAGCTTTTAGCAAGACAAATTACAGCAGATATAATTGAAGGAAAAACCTCAAAAGCAAGTGCGTTTTTGAAAAAATATTTTTCAAAAAATACTGAAATGTATAAAGAATACATTTTGTATAAGACATTAGTTAATGAAAAATATACGTCAGAACAAAAAGCATCTATGCTAATAGAAACAGTAGTAGCCACAAGAAAAAAAGTAAACAGGCAAAAATTACAGGAAGAAAAGTTTAATTTAATAAAAGAAATTAAACAAGAATTTAACGTAGATGCGTTTTTCAAAACAACAATACCAGAGTATAAAATATACGCATCGATCTATAAATTATTTGAATATAACTCAGATGATAACCCATTGGATACAGTAAGATCCAAAAGTACATTATTTGATCATATTTTAAAAACATCCAAAAGTAATAAATCAGATGATGAATTTCAAATATTAGAAAATAACTATCAGTACGAATCCGAAGATATCAGATTGTTGTCATATAAAATATTAGTAAATAAATTTAATGAAAAGTATGGATTTTTGGGAGAAAATCAAAAAAATACATTGCGAGAATTTATACTAAACATTTCAAACTCAAACAATCTAAAAACATTTATAATAAATGAAATTACAAAAATAGAATCATTTATTATTGAATCGGAAAATAAAATTGAAGATACTGTTTTAAAAATAAAAATAAATGAACTTTTAAAATTAACAATGTCCTTAAAAGAAATAAAAATAGTTACAGATGATCATGTTGTAAAACTTTTAAAATTGCAAGAATTAAAAAATGAATTAGGGAGAATCTTATAATGTCTATACCTATACACCCATATGACTATCCGCCATTAACTACTGAATCATATAATGATTTCGATAGATTAGGACATCCTGGTAAATTTTTTAAATCTATTCCTGCGTCTGGGACCGTTTATTTTACTGGATCTAATTATGGAGCAGGTGCAATTTTACCTTTGTCTAGTGCAGCGGGAACTGCATATTTGTCTGGGGGTGGTTCAATTAATATGGCAGAACTTACAGCAGGATATATACACGAACTTTCAGTCGAGCATGTGGAAAGCGCGGCAAATGTAATAATATTAATACGCAATCAGGCTGTTAGATAAATTACAATGGAAGATGTAAAAGAATATATAAAACAAATTAAAAAATACATTTCCGAAGAGGATGGATCTGTTGGAAATGTAACATCAAATGTTGATGGATACAACATACCCGGTGCATTTGCTGCATCCGAAGAAGAACACGAAAAAAGAATGGATATTATCTCTAGGGCGTTTGGCTATGTCCCAGTAAAAAAGAAAAAACCAAAATATTTTATACCGGTACACAAACAGCCACTAAAGCAAGTAAAAAAAGAAAGTGTATTTCAAGAATTTGCATCGCATTTACATTTAAATGAGGTAAGATATTCCGATTTTAAAAAAGATGAAACGTTATCAAATTCTAAAAAAATAAATGTTGGTATAAAAAAAATAAACAGATCTTTATATGAGTTAGAATCATTTATAAACCAACATTCTAAATTAAAAAATGAAATGAATATAACAAACGATTTATACTGGAAATCTTCAAAAAAGAAATTACATAAAATCGCAGAAAGATTAATTAAAATATCAAAAAAAATTATAGAACTATCAGCATGAATAATACAGAAGATAAACAACTGCTCATAACATTTGTAGGTACAATGGATATTTCACCTGCAATGGTAAATGAATCAATGACTACTAATAATGGAAAATTGATTGTAACGGGCCCTTTGCAGCGAGCTGAAGTAAAAAATCAAAATGGGCGTGTTTACCCAAAAGAAATTTTAGTTAATGAATCTAAAAAATATTATGATACGCTCGTAACAGAACGTAGAGCATGGGGAGAATTAGATCATCCAGACAGTGCTGTTGTTAATTTAAAAAATGTTAGCCATAGAATTATAGACATGTACTGGAAAGGTAATGATTTAATTGGAAAAATAGAAATAGTAAATACCCCATCTGGTAATATATTAAAAGAATTATTTAAATCCGGTGGGAAGGTTGGGGTATCCTCCAGGGGCCTTGGAACTGTCAAAGAAGTTAATGAATCACTTGTTGTTCAAGATGATTTTGAATTAATAGCATGGGATTTTGTATCAAACCCAAGTACTCATGGAGCCTTTGTTGTTCCAACAAACGAATCGATTATAAAAGAATCTGCTGAATTCAATAATAAAGTAAATTTAATTGCTGAAAAATACAGCAAAGCAAACAGATTAATACAGGAATTAATTTGTGAATTATCATGCGAATGTAATTTGGAGTAAGTATGCCAGCTAAAAGTGAAAACCAACAACAATTAATGGCAATGGCTTTAATGTACAAGCGCGGCAAAATGAAAAATGCGTCTCCAGCCGTTAAAGCATTGGCAAAAAATATGTCAGAAAAAGAATTGGAAAAATATGCAACAACATCCACAAAAGGATTACCAAAGAAACTAAAGAAAGAAGAAATAGTAAAAATTTTTGAAAAATTTATAACTAAAGTTGATGATTCATATAGAATACGAAGTGCAAAAACGGGCGAGCTATGGCCGCAAAAATATGATTCATATGCACATGCATTAAAAGCATTAAAAGCATACCAAGTTCATAAAAATGAAGTATTAGAAGATGTTGAAAAACAAAGAATTGATCAAATAAGCACCATAATTAAAACAAATTCATCGGGTAGAGTAGATGAAGAAGTAGTCGATGTGCCATCGGCAAACCTAATGATGAGTGTTTATGAAGCGTTGACTTCAATGGAAGCAAGAGCAAAATTTTTAAAATTACCTGTAAAGAAAATGATAGAGGTTTCACATAAATTAATTAAATGAGGTTTTATGAAAAAAGTTATTACGGATAGAGTTAAAAAATACGGAACATACGTAGAAGTAAAAAACAATGATATAGAGTCGGCATTGAAAAATTTTAAAAGAAAAGTAAAAGAATTTAGAATTTTAGAGCTATACAGAGAAAAACAAGAATATGTAAAACCGTCTGAAAAAAGAAAACGTGCAAAACGTGCATCTATTTTAAAACAGAAAAAAAATAGATTTTCGCAAGAATTATAATGTTTTAAAAAAAATTATATATTTATTAGATATAATACTTCGTATTTACGGAGTTCCAAAATAATTTAATTTTATTATAGCGATTAAATAGCTATAGAATTTTTTTCTATGAGGATTTTTTATGTCAAAAGATTTATTGAGAGAGGCCATAGCCGATGCTAAAGCAGTAAAAGAAACTGCATATGCAAATGCTAAATTAGCATTAGAAGAAGCATTGGCACCACACATCCAATCAATGATTTCTGCTAAATTGTCAGAAGACTTGGATGAGACGGTCACCGAAGATTCAGTCAATGAAGAAAATACTGAATATGGTACCGATGATATGCATAAGGTGAAAGACATTACAGAAGCTGATATGGAAGATAAAGATGAAAAGAAAGATGAGTCTGTATCTGAAATTACAGCTGAAACTGTAGCTGAGGAAAAGGAAGAAGATAAAGAAGAGATGGATGAGGAAGATGACATGTCAGACCTCGATTTAGAGGCAATTATTCGCGAATTGGAAGAGGAGCTTGCATCATCTGATATTGGTCAAGGCGATAACAAAGAACCATCAGATGTATCATCCGCAGCTGATACCGATGATCCGGGTAAAAATGACCTCATCCATGCCGAAGGAAATGAAATGGGCCATGATGATGAAATGAAAAAGCAAGAAGGATCAAAAATGATAGATCTTGAAGAATTGATCCGTGCTTTAAGAGAAGTGGATTCAGATGAGGAAGATATGAATGAAGAGGGCTACGGAAAAGATGATGATAGTGATGATAAAAAAATGGAATCATTACAATCAGATCTTGCCGAAGCATATGAAGTGATTACTTTCTTAAGAAATCAAATCAATGAAATTAATCTTTTGAATGCAAAACTTATGTATTCAACAAAATTATTCAAAAAGTTTGATTTAAATGAATCTCAAAAAGCTAAAGTGATTGAAAATTTGGATAGAACAAAGTCATTGCGCGAAGCAAAACTTATCTATACAACACTTGCTGAAACATTTCATTCACATAAAACCAAAGCTTCAACATTAAAGGAATCATTTGCTAGTAATGCAATTCCATCTACAAAGCCTTCAACAACAGAAATTGTTTCTGGTGGAAATGAATTGGCAAGTAGATTTAAAGTATTAGCAGGATTAAAATAATAAAAATAATAAAATAAAATTATTTAAATTTAGGAGAAATAAATGAGTGTTAGAGAAATTTTAAGTCAAACATCTAGCCCATATAAAAAGCAGATGGATGAGGCAAAACCACTTATAAACAAGTGGGAAAAAACAGGCCTTCTTGAAGGTCTTGGTAAGGATTATGATAAGTCAGGAATGGCCATTCTTCTTGAAAACCAAGCAAAGCAGCTTATTGAAGAATCATCAAGAACTGGAACAGCCGCAGGTTCAGAGGAGTGGGCAGGCGTTGCTCTCCCACTTGTAAGACGTATTTTTGCACAAATTGCAGCAAAAGATTTCGTTTCGGTTCAGCCAATGAACCTCCCTTCAGGACTTGTGTTCTTCCTTGACTTTAAATATGGAACAGCACAACCCGGCTTTACTACTGGTGCTGGTAAGGATTCACAATCAGATTCTGTATTCGGTGTTACCGGAAAAGCTGCAGAAGGTGTAGACCCATCTGGTGGTCTCTATGGTGCAGGTAGATTCGGTTACTCAATCAATGAAGCCTCATCAACTACATTAACAATTGCTTCATCCGTTGGTGCATCTAACTTTGCAACAAGTTCAGTATCTGAAGCAGATTATGACTTTGATACAGAGTTTTATAATACATTTTCTGCATCAATTGCAGCCGGTGAAATTTTTAAGCTTACTGTATCAAGTGCATCACTTGACGTATCATATGATCAAGAAGCTATTCGTAGCTTTAATATCAGTGGTTCTGGTCTTACTGGATATTTCCCACAGTATACAAATACAAATTCAACTGGAACACAGATAACCTTTATTTGCCAACGAGCAGCTGCTACTACACCTGCAAATGCAGTTGTTGACTTCAGCAAGCAGCCAACGGCACTTAGTAGAGGCGACTTTGAAGATAGAGCGGGATCATTAGATATTCCAGAAATTAATCTTGAGCTTCGCAGCGAAACAATAGTTGCTAAGACACGCAAGTTGAAGGCAGTGTGGACACCTGAATTTGCACAGGATTTAAATGCGTATCACTCAATCGATGCGGAAGCAGAATTAACATCAATGTTGTCGGAGTATATCTCGCAAGAGATCGATCTTGAAATTCTTGACATGCTTATCAAGAACGCACAGACAACTGAAAGATGGTCTGCTCGTGTTGGTCGTCAATATGATGGATTAACTGGTACATTCCAAGATCTTTCAAGTGCACAAGCACAAGCATCGGCATATACACAGCAAACTTGGTTCCAAACACTTGGCACCAAAATGCAAAAAGTGTCAAATGCAATTCACCAAAAAACGATGCGCGGTGGTGCTAACTTCGCGGTAGTTGGACCACAGGTTGCAACTATTCTCGAGTCAATGCCGGGATTTGCTGTAGACCCAGGAAGTGGTCAGGAAATGCAATTTGCAATGGGTGTCCAAAAAGTTGGTACATTCCAAGGTCGCTATCAAATCTATAAGAACCCATATATGTTAGAAAATCAAATTCTTATGGGTTATCGTGGATCACAGTTCCTTGAAACAGGCGCAGTCTATGCCCCATATGTGCCATTGATCATGACACCGCTTGTATACGATCCAGATACCTTTACACCACGTAAAGGCGTAATGACTCGCTATGCAAAGAAAATTGTTCGTCCTGAATTCTATGGTCTTATCCAAATCGATTCATTGGGCGACATCTAATCTATCATTAGATAGAAGAAATAAATGGGTAGCAGAAATGCTACCCATTTTTATTTTTATAACTCATATTATATCACTATTTTTTGATATTTATTTTAAACTAATCTTCTTATAATAATGGATTTTTTATGATAAACAATACCAATGTTATTGATGGCGAATTTGCTGATTTTGAAACTAATTTTGGAAAGGAGTTTGGTATTAAACAAGGAAGAAAACAGTTAAAAAATAAAATAAAATTTGGGTTGTCTTTAAATGAAGAACAAAAAGATGCTAAAGCATCTATATTAAATGATTCAATTTCTATAATAACGGGGAAAGCTGGTTCTGGTAAAACACTTTTGGCCTGTCAGATAGCACTTGAATATTTATTTTACCGAGAAATAGACAAAATTATAATAACACGGCCAACTGTATCAAACGAAGATATTGGATTTTTGCCGGGTAGTATGGAAGAAAAAATGAATCCATGGGTTGCGCCAATTCATGCAAATATGTATATGCTTGCCGGAAAAGAAAAGGTTGAAAAACTAATAGGAGAGGATAAATTAGAAATAGCTCCTATAAGTTTTATGCGAGGTAGAACATTTGTAAATTCGTGTGTAATAGTAGATGAAGCACAAAATATTACACGATCTCAAATGGAAATGATTGTGTCAAGATTGGGCATGCATTCAAAAATGATAATATGTGGCGATAGTACCCAAACTGATTTAAAAAATAAAAAAGACAGTGGATTTCCTCATTTATTTAATATGAAAGATACAATATCTGGTATCGGTGTATATGAATTAAAGAAAAATCACAGACATCCAATTGTTGAACAATTATTATCTTATTTTGAAGAAATACCGACAAAATAAACAATAACTAAAAATATTAAAGAAAAAAATAATATTTATACTAGTAGTTAATTATTTAATACGAGAGATTTATTATGGTAGTAATTCCAATATGGCCCGGATCATCTAGCTTTTCTCCAGGAGACACGCCCTTTGGATTTTATGACGATGAAGCTATATTTACACAGCAAATCGACAAAGCTGCAAAATGGGCTGCAACTAGACTTGGATATCCAATTGTTGATGTGGAATTACAACCAGTTAATTTCTATGCATGTTTTGAAGAGGCAGTATATGAATACACGAGCCAAGTAAATCAATTTAATATACGTCAGAATATGTTAAATTTACAAGGTGCATCTACCGGTTCAAATTTATCCGGAAAACTTGTAAATGCAAATTTAGGAAGACTAGTTTCAATTGCAGATGAATATGGACAAGAAGTTGGAGTTGGTGGAGAAATTGACTTTAAAACTGGCTCCATACAACTACAACCAGATGTTCAAAACTATGATTTAAAAACCCTGTTCAATGATATCTACGAGCCAGACGGTACGGTTGAAGTCAAGCGGATATTTCACTATAGGGTACCAGCATCATCTAGATTTTTTGATCCGTATTTAGGTAATCAGGCACTTTTAGATGCGTTCGGATTTGGGCCCTATTCAACGGGTGTTCAGTTTATGTTAATGCCTGTTTATTATGATTTACTTAGAATCCAAGCAATAGAATTCAATGATGAAATAAGAAAATCTGCGTATAGTTTTGATTTACGAAATAATAAATTAACCATATTTCCCATTCCATCTGAACCCATAACCTTGTATTTTACATACATTTTAAAGGAAGATAGGTCAAACCCAATTAGAAAACCGGTCGATGGATTAATTTCAGATTATAGCAATGCACCATATGGTATATTGCCATTTAGCAGTATAAATGATGTTGGCAGAGCTTGGATATATTCGTATTTCTTAGCACTATGTAAAGAAATGTTAGGATACATACGTGGTAAGTATTTAGAAATTCCCATACCAAATGCAGAAGTAACTCTAAATTATTCCGAATTAATTGATTCTGCAACTGTTGAAAAAGAGAGATTAATTAAAGAGCTTCAGGCAGCACTGGAAGAAACTTCAAGAAAAACACAACTTGAAAAAAAGAAGTTAGAATCTGATGCGATCAGAGAAACTTTATCAAATGTACCCTTAAAAATATATATTGGATAATGGCACTATACGGTAAAAATAGAGATATAAGTTTGTTTAATACTCTAAACAAGGAGTTAATTGTAGATATAATTGACATTGAAGTTAGTATATTTAAATTATCCTTAGAAAAAACAAATACAAATATTTACGAAGAAGCAGATAATAAAGTTTATTATTCTGGTGTTAAAGTTCCATGTTTAATAAACAGATCAAATCAACAGTATAATTTTGACAATCCAACTATAGATTATTTACAGCCAATAGAATTTCAATTTTTACGTGATATTCTTATAGATGTTGAAATTGTAATTGAAGTGGGTGATCTTGTTGAATATAATGGAGAATATTACGAAATCGATAACGTAATAGATAACCAGTATATTTTAGGAAAAAATCCAGACTATGCATCAACGGGCACAGAATGGGGATCAAATTTTTCCATTATAGCACAGGGGCACATAACAAGACGCAGTAAACTTAACATAGAGCAAGTCAGATCTGGAATCAATAAAGAAAACAACTTACCAAATAACTTTTAATTATGAAAAATTCTCAAAAATATAGACCACCTTTAAAAAGAACAGTTGATTCTTTTATTGATGATAAAGATAAAATAACCAGACCCAACCATCAATTGGGCCAAACCAGACATACACAAATAAGAAGAGACCAAGATAAAGTAAAGGGCCCGAGTGTAAGTCTATATGACATTGACTTTGCAATAAAAGCTTTTTTTGAAAATGTTATAAAACCAAAAGTTGTAGAAAACGATCAGATTGTGGATGTTCCTATATTGTATATGAATTCTGAAAAATGGGCAAACATTCAAAAAGAAGGATATATACGAGATAAAAAAGGAAAAATATTAATACCGGTAATCGCATTTAGAAGATCAACGGTAGATATCGATGAGCAATTGAAAAGAAACAAAGTATCACCAGTTGAAGATTTGTATTATTTAGCAGAATCTAAATATGATAAAAATTTTAGATATGATCAACTCTCATCGCAAATCGGAGCAACTCGTCAAAATGAATATTATCTAATACAACCGCCGGATTATGTTAAAATAACATATGAATTTCAATTTTGGTGTGAATACCAATCACAGCTAAATGATTTAATTGAAACTATGATTTTTTATGAGGGTCAATCATTTGGCGATAAAAATAATTATAAATTTAGATCATATGCAAATAATTATACGATAGACAATTTACCAAATATAAACGAAGACAGATTAGTAAGAGCTACATTTGATATTGAAACATATGGATATCTTGTTAGGGAATCAGTGACAGGAGAAGTTGTGACAAAACGAAGATTAGCTACAAAGCGTATAGTATTTAATGAAGAAATTGTCAGTGAAATAGACCAAGATTTTAGAGATAACAGAAAAGGACCAAACGATAAAAAATATTATAGCGATACACTAAATAATAATGATTTTTGAAAAAAAAAATAATATTTATTAAATGAATAGACATTTTTTTAACATGGAGGTTTTATGGAAGCAGTCAAATTTAGTCAAGAAGACATGGATAAAATTAAGAAAATTCAAAATCAATACTTCGCATTTTCTACTGAATTAGGGCAAATTGAAATAGAAAAAAATGCGCTTGAAAATAGATTAAACGCTATTAATGAAGTTAAACAAGAAGCTTGGAAAAAATACGAAGAATTGAGAAAAGAAGAACAAGAGATGATTCAAGAATTTAATACAAAATATGGAGATGGTGTTTTAGACTTGGAAAGTGGAACATTCCAACCAAAATCCGAGGAATCACCTAATAACTAAACAATTAATTTAGGAGAATATTGTGGCAGAAAGAATTGTAAGTCCTGGTGTATTTTCAAGAGAAATTGATTCGTCATTTCTCCCCCAAGCAGTGGCGCAAATTGGTGCTGCTTTAATAGGACCAACAATAAAGGGTCCTGCGTTTGTTCCAACACCGGTGGGATCATTTAGAGAATTTGTTACCAGATTTGGTGGATTTTCTGAAAATACATACCTACCATATACAGCAAAATCATATTTAACTAACGCACCAAGTGCTACGATTGTTAGAGTATTAGGAACTGGTGGGTATGAACTAACTAATCCAATTGCTATTGTTGCAAATTCTGGAAGTGAATCACATTTAATTTCAATGCTTCACCCAACATTCGTTGTTACAACAGATGGGTCTACTCCTTTATTTGAAGAATCCACTTTTGTAGAAGGCACAACCGCAGGATCCTTTGTATTAACTGTATCGGGTTCATTCGTAACTGATACGTCTACATTTACAAATGCCACAGATAAAAACGGAACAGCTTATTCAAGTTCAATCAATCCAAATAGTACAGATTATATTGGAAAGCTATTTGGATACAGCCCAGTAGGAACCAGCCCCGTTTACAATTATTCATTGTTTGCAAACAAAGCAGCGGCTTTAATTGAAAGCGGATTCGATTCAATTACGATTGAAACTGGATCTGCACTTGATAACTTTGATTTTCAAAATACATATCTACCAGCAGAAACGCCATGGATAACATCCCAAAAAGTAGGTGGACAAACAATGAATTTATTCAAGCTTGTTCATCTTTCTGATGGTTCTGCCACAAATATGGACGTGAAAATAGGAATCGCGAATGTGAGAGCAGCCGGAACAATCGCTGGGTCACAATATGGGCAATTTGATGTTATAGTACGATATGTAGATCAAAGTGACATAAAAAATGCTCCGTTCACACACGAAGATGATGATTTAAGGCCAGCAATAGTAGAACAGTTTACTTGTAATTTAGACCCAAATTCACCGCTCTTTATAGCAAGAGTTATTGGAGACAGATATTATTCCGTAAATGAAGCTGGTGAAGTTAGTGTGTTGGGAGATTATCCAAACAAATCTAATTTTGTGCGTGTTCAATTAGATGAAGCGGTTAATAATGGTGCAATTGATCCATCGCTTGTTCCATTTGGATTTAGAGCATTATATAGCCCAATCCCATCTACGTTTACACAACCAGTTGCCGCAACATATGTTGCAGGTCAAACTATCGGTGGGACATATAATAAAAGAAAATATTGGGGATTTGATTTTGATTTCCAAAATACAGACAACGTAAATTATTTAGCACCGTTGCCAGTAAGTTCTCAATTATCAACCGGAAATAATGTTGATTTTGTTCTTTCCGATTACAGCCAATCACTTGGCGCGGCATTCCCATCAGCAGCATCACCATATACTGGATCTATTGATTTAACATCGAACACATCATTAGATAGTAGAAAATTTATAGTTCCATTGCAGGGTGGATTTGATGGACAGAAGCCAAACCTACAGAAAAGAACTGGTCAGTTTATAACAGCTGGAAATACGCAAGGATTTGATATATCATCAACATCCGCTGCTGGATATACCGCATACAAAAAAGCGTTAGACGCTGTATCAAATAAAGATGAATTCGATATCAATATGGTAATAACACCGGGTGTCTTACATTCGTTACATTCAGCAATAACAACATATGCGAAAGATATAGCAGAAGAACGAGGAGATACTTTTTATGTTATGGACATTGCTGGATATGATGCATCAATAACAGATGCAGTTAGCACTGTTGCTGGTTTTGATTCTAGCTATACTGCAACGTATTACCCATGGGTAAAAATAGTAGATACTGATAGAAATAAGCCAGTTTGGGTACCACCATCTGTAGTGCTCCCCGGTGTAATTTCATTTAGCGATAGAATTGCAGCTGAATGGTTTGCACCTGCTGGTTTGAATCGCGGTGGTTTAACTGAAGTTATTCAAGCAAAATCAAGACTAACCCAAACACAGCGAGATAGTCTTTATGAAAATAGGATCAATCCAATTGCATCCTTCCCGGGTCAAGGAGTTTGTGTATGGGGGCAGAAGACACTACAGGGAAGACCGTCTGCATTAGACAGAATAAATGTTAGACGATTGTTAATAGCCGCTAAGAAATTTATTGCAGCTTCTACAAGATTCTTAGTGTTTGAACAAAATACCGCAGCAACACGAAATAGATTCTTAAATATCGTAACACCATATTTAGAATCAATTCAACAACGTCAAGGATTATTTGCATTCAGAGTTATTATGGATGAAACAAATAATACTCCGGATGTAATCGATAGAAATATTATGTATGGACAACTGTATTTACAACCAACCCGGACGGCTGAATTTATTATACTTGATTTTAATATTCAACCAACTGGTGCAGAATTCCCAGAATAATATTTTTAAATTTATATAATTATTATAAAATAACATTTGACATTAAGGAGAAATAAATGGCCGAACTTTTAAGCCCTACCGAAATTATGTTTACTGCCTTTGAGCCCAAGGTATTAAATAGATTTATAATGTATATCGAAGGTGTACCTGCATATTTGATAAAGGCAGCACAAAGACCAAATATTAATTTCGGCAAGGTTACAATGGAGCACATTAATGTTAAGCGTCAATTAAAGGGTAAAGGTGAATGGCAAGATTTGCAGATAAAATTATATGATCCGATTGTACCTTCGGCGGCGCAAGCAACATTAGAATGGATTAGATTATCACACGAATCGGTAACAGGTAGAGATGGTTATGCAGACTTTTACAAAAAAGATATAACATTCAATACACTTGGCCCGGTCGGTGATAAAATAGAAGAATGGACAATAAAGGGTGCATTTATCAAAGAAACAAACTTTGGCGATTTTGACTGGGGCACCGAAAGTGCAGTTGAAATTACATTGACGATATCATATGATTATGCAATATTGCAATTCTAATTAGAAAAAAAATATAATAAAAAATCCCCCTTTGTGGGGATTTTTTTTTATTTAAAAACAATATTTATAGTAGTAACCTACGCATAAAATTTATCTACATTATAGAGAGAAAAAATGAAAATATTCGGAAATACCAATATTGATGGACGACTTGTAGCTGATGCTGCATCTTTTGGTACATTTGGATTAAAAACTGGTGAAACAATACCAAATGTGTTTATAGCTGGTACCGATACACAAGACTTCAGAAGCGTTCAGGGGAATCGCTCAGTCATTGCTCAAGGACAATATGATTATATAATAACATCACAAGATGTTGGTGGTGTCAATGAGCCTTCTTTTAAACAAACTGAAGATTTATTACAGGGCTCTGTTATGGGATACCGCGTACAACACGTGGATTCTAAAACAGTATATACATTAGTAGTTGAACGTAATAAACCTGCAAATGTAACTGCATCTTTTATAAATGTTTCAGAAAACGGCGGTATAAAATTTGAACGTGCGTATTCAATAGGGATTACAGCGTTTGATATGGAATGGGTCAATGCAGATGAGGCATATGTAGTTGGTGGAAAGGTTACACCTGGTCTAGACAAAGTTTTTTGGGAAAAATTCAATAAATACGGCCTGCCAGTTATAACTACTGCTTCAAACGCATCGAGTAAAACAGCTGTGGTTTATAAAAAAGAGGCAAATTCAAATAATTTTATACCTTGGGGTACATTCCCGGCAAGTTTTTTTAATGATTGTGCAACGGCAATTGCTGTAAATAAAGATGACAACGATATAGTTTTAGTTGGAACGGAGAATGGAAAAATATACAAATCTGCAGATGGTGCTCTTACTTGGCAACTTGTTTATAATGGTAGTAATTGCATTAATAAAATTAAGTTTGTAACTGGAAATTCCGCTCACGTTTGGGCAGTTGGTACTAATCAAACATTGTTGAGGTCAACATTGGCAGGTGAAGCTGATACATGGGAAACCCTCTCTACCTCAGATTCGAGCAATATAGTTAAATATTATAAAGCAGCAAATGATACACGTGTATCAATTGAACGTTCAAAAGCATTCAATGATATTTTATTACCAAATGTTGATAACGCAATCGTAATTGGTGATGATTTTAAATACGTTCTACAAACATTAAATTCAAGCCAAGAAGCAGCTGAAGATATCGTTTGGAAAAAAAATCCAACAAATATATTTGCGGATTATGAGCCTATTACAAAAATAAAATCCATAATAGTAAATACAACAGCGTACTATGCAGCAATATCGAGAGATAAACTTTTTTATACATCTGATATTAAATATGATAGGCTTTCATCAGACGCATCAAATATTAATCTAGCTGGTTTAGACTGGAAAGAATATGCATTAACTGGGGATGGTGTAACCGGAGATGCCATTGATTTAGTTCTAGTAACAGATGAAAACCCAACTGTAAATAACACGCAAGGATATGCTTTTATATTAACTACAAATGGATTGTATGAATTTGATTTTTCTACTAATAGATTAAGCCCAAAAAGACAATTTCCATCGTCATTTACTTCATCACCATTGGGATTGGTTGCTCATAGTTACAGGGAAATATATATAACTGCTGAAAATGCAAAGATTCTAAGAGGAACAAAATTTCAATATTCATTTGAGAACAACTTTACATTTGTAGAAGAAACATCATCATTATCAACTGAAATTTTAACAAGCATAAATACTGCAAAAACAGGTAGAATTTTTGCAGGGACAAACGATGGTATTTTGATTTTTAAGGATACTGGGTCAATTATAGATGAAACAACATATTCAACTGATCCAGTCACATGGACGCAAGCTACATCAAGCCCAACGGGATCTGCACATACTATAGTACAATTACAAGCTATAGATAATGATAAAATATATGCGTTAATAAAGGATACTGGAACTTTAGATACAGTTTTATTTAGATCGGATAATTCTGGAAGCAGTTGGTCTCAGTTGTATGCATATCCAGAGAACGTATCACAGTTTTTTGTTTATGATGATACACCATCTAATGAAGAGATATACGCATTAAATCAAGATGGTACACTTATATATGCAACAGCAAATTCATTTTCTACAGTTACACAGTATGCAATTTCATCTGATGATAATTCTAATTTTGAATCTATTGAGTACGATTCTACTCAAACGTCAAAAATATTTTTATTGACGGCTAGAAATGGTATTTCAATGACTGATTTACAAACCGTTAAACGTGCTGGTCCGTTTGATAGCCAATGGACATTGTGTGCTATAACAGGTGAAGATGGAAATGATTTTTGGATCGCAGGTGGAACAACATTTACAGCAAAAAGAGGAACACCAGCATTAAATGACCTTGGTTCAGAACCACTATTATTAAGATCAAGTGCAGTCCCGATTTCTCAAGGGCAAGGGGGTGAAATATGGGAAAATTATACAGATAGAATTGAACCAGATGAACCACTGGTAACAGGTACTTCAGGTGGCGATTTTACTCTTACTAGTTTAAGTGAGGGTACTTACATCGTTGAAGAAAGCAAAGACATATTTAATGTTTATTCTACAGCGAATGAAGGAGCATCATTTACAAAAGTAAATTCTAATCTTTACAGAGAAGATAACATATACCCCGGTAATATGGATGGTATACAAAAATTAAGATTTTATGATAATAAGTTTGGTGTCGCAGTTAGTGATATATCAATAGATGAAACATTAAAAACTGCAACTAATATAAACACTGACCCAAATACAACATCTAAAATTTCAATTACAAATGACGGTGGTGTTACTTGGAATTATGCATTTTTACCACTTGAATATAATTTCACATCTGTATTTATAACCACAAAATCCTTAAATTTAAATACAAATCAAGATGAATATCAAATATTCGCAACGGCATATCCAACTGATGATTCATCAGACGGTGTAATATTTAAATCAGACACCTCTGGTCTTACATGGCAAATAATTTATACATTCCCACAGTCAACATCAGGATTATCATATAGGCCCGCTGATATCTTTTTTGTTAATGATTCAACCGGTTCGGTTTCAGTATATGGAAATATCAATGGAACACCTACCGTTGAGGGGATATATAAAACACAAAATGGTGGAAATTCTTGGTCTTTTGTTACTATATCTGATTTTGCAGCTTCAAATACCAAAGGACATTTACAATTTATAACATCAAGAAAAGGGTATGTTGGTGGTGCACACGGCACAGACAAATATTCTGGCTTATATAAAACTATAGATTCTGGAGATTCTTGGACTAGGATTTTAACACCATATTCTTCATCTGATAATAGTCCAATAACTGCCCTTCACTTTTTAGATGAAGCGGTTGGTGTTATAGGTGTTGGCAATGAAATATGGAAAACAACAGACAGTGGATCATCGTGGTCAAGAACACACCAATTGAGGAGAATTGTTGGTAGAGATTTTGTAGGAGTCAGTGGTTCAATAAATGATATTAAATTTAATTCAAACGGAACACTTGGATTCGCAGTTGGATTTTATGCATCTACTAATGATTCTACACGGGGTGAGCATTTTGTACTTAAATCTATAGATTCTGGTTCATCGTGGACTGAAGTCGATTCCAACCATTCATATGTTGATTTGGAATTTGATTTTGATAATAGTAGAAATTTAGTAGGACAACCGTCAAACCTATATACGATTGCTTTTGCAGAACAGGTAATATTGGCCGAAGAAAGTCAATCTGTAGTAGAACCAGATCCCGAAGAACCAAGACCAACGGATGACTGCTTTGGAAGTAAGTTCATGAGTGCATCGTATTATAACTTTGAAAATTTTGCATATAAGTGTACTCCATCTGGATCTAGGCCAATATATCATCCAAATATATCTCAGAATATTGGATTAGGACGGGGTATATTTGGTCAGAGAACATCTATTGACAGAGCTGTATTAAAAAATACAATCCGATATGGCGCAGCTCTTGGTGTAAATGCATTAGGAAAAGCAGAAAACAGTAAGGGCGATACTGCTGCTGGCTTTGGTGCAATGGATCAGATGGAAAATACTACAAATAACGTAGCTATTGGATATAAGGCATTGAGTTGGAACCGTCCCGATGCAAATTTAACCGGTGGAACAAATACAACAAGCACTGCTGGTGTAAATTCTCTTATATTTGCATTAAGAAATAATGCCGCATTGCTAGTATCAGAAAATGGTGGTAGATATTGGTCAGTAGATAGAACACAGCTGGCGGGCTATGGAACTGGATCGGAAAATTTAGAATTTAGAAAAATATACAAAGTAAGCAATGATGAAGTGCTTGTATTGGCAAATTCTATATCAGATGATCCGGGAGAAAAAACAGTAATTGCAAAATATAATAAAAAAGCAGATGATTATAGTGTAATATTTACTTCATCAATAGATAGAATCGATGAACTTGATGTCTTAACACCGTCGATTGTATATGGAATTGATACAAGACAGAAAAAATTCTTCAAATCTATATCAGGGGCAACTGGTTTTGAAACTGGAAGTATTTCGGATACAGCTGGTAATTTTTTAAGATCCGTTAATATGTCATCGCAAACAGTAGGATTTATTGTTGGTTCCAAAATTTGGAAATTGCAAGATGGCAGTCAATTAGAATGGGAAACATCAAGTTATGCAGGTGAGCATATCATTAACGCTATAGACTATGTATCACCGGGAACACGCACATGGGTTGCAGTTGGTAATAGTGGATCTATTTATAGAACTACAGATAGAGGAGAGACTTGGTCACATATACAACCCAACATAACAACTCAGAATTTAAAGGACGTTAAATCGGTTGGTAATAGGGTCATTGCAGTTGGCGATAGTGGAAGTATCCTTGTTAGTAATAATTCCGGATTAACATGGGCAAGTGGGCAATTTGTTCAGGATAATGTTGAATATAAAACATTATCAAACATTACCATATTGGACAAAGACTCAATAATTGTTAATCATGATTCTGGATTAATAAAAACATCAGACGGTGGACGAAACTGGTATGATTTGGAAATACAAGATTTAGCTGAATACTTGTATGGAAGCTTTACCGGATCCGAAGATTTCCCAATGTTAATAAAATCAATTACAAATACAAGATATTCAGTTGATAGGGCGTTTGCACCTAGCAGTGATTTATCTATTATAAATCCATCTGCAGTACGACCAGTCCCTGAACAGATTGCCCAAACTCGTACTGTTGATGAAAACGTAGCAGTTGGTTCCTATAGCTTATATGCTACGGCAAATTCATCAAAGATGGTAGCGATTGGAGCGAACGCACTCAGAAGCGTATCTTCTAATGAACAGGGGAGCCCTCCAAATTCTGGCGAGACAATTTTTTCAACAGCATACGATTTTGTTAGCAATATAACTGCTTCGGGTCTTCCAGCAACATATGGTCAAATTGCAATCGGAGCAAACTCACAACAAAAATCAGATAACTCATTTTTTAATACTTCCGTTGGCTATGCTTCATTATATGAATTGGATAACTCATCGTATAATACTGCAATTGGATTTTATAGCCAACATTTTAGTAACAATAACAGAAATACATCGCTTGGTGTTTGGGCACTTGGATTAAATGCTGATTTAGGATTATCGGATGGAATACTATCTACGGATTCTACAGTAATTTCAAGTTCATTCTTTGGTGGAAGTGATAATATTGCAATTGGCTATAAAGCTTTGTTGAACAATGTTACTTCACACAGAGTATTTGAAATGAGAAGAGCCGGTACCGATGACCCATATGTTGGTCTGGCTTCACTGGGAAGTAGAAACATTGCAATAGGAAATAATGCATTTTTAAATTCAAATGGTTCAGTTGATACAATAGCGATAGGACACGGCGCAGTTGAAAGACGCGGTAGTGATCTAACAGATTCTGTATTTGTTGGGAATTTTGTTGGAGAGAATTTTGGACCATTAACCGGATCATATTATTCCAGTTCATTGGAAAATGATTGGAGATTAACTCAAACTGTAGCAATTGGTTCTAGGGCGTTGCAAAATCATTTAGGTTATGATATTGTAGCTGTTGGTGCTAATGCATTGCGTGGCACATTGAGTGGATCAACCGCAGAAGAACCAAGTATTAATACATTTATAACACCAGAGTTTGGTGTTTTATTGATGGGATATTTTAACAGTTCCATATTAAGTACAGTTGATACATCGGACTTTTCTAAAAATGAATGGAAAATTCCATTATATAAAAAGAAAAGTGCGTCCGATCAAACTGAATATTTTATATACGATGAATTAACATCACCTGCGGGTGCTGATTGGATATATGCAGATGAGGTACCAACCCCTCGATCTGTGGCGATTGCCAGTAAAGATGTTGCATATGGTGTATTTGCTCTTCCAATAAATAAAGGTAATTTTAAGGGCAGCTTATACCCAGTAATAATGAAAACATCAACACTGTCTACCGCTGGTACTAATCGTGTAGTATGGAATACAGTTCAACATGTAGATGGACTTAATCAACGTCATAAATTAGCACCAAGGCCGGGCGTAATTTATGATGCAGGTGCATTAAAATCAGGAGCAATGGTACTAAAAGCACCGGATAAAAATACCCTTTATCTTTTAATACGCCAGGGCACCACTCAAAGCGGAATAAATAGTGGACGTTTAAACAGTAAAAGTTTCATATTAAAGTCTGGTGTTGGTCAATATCTTTTAGGCGGAGAAGGACCGGGATCACGCTTTGAAACTATCTTAACTGGTGAATCTGAAAATAGTGGTGTAGTTACACAATCTATATTTAGAGATATGGCATTTCCAACCACAGATGATGGTATGGTGGTTGGTAATATTACCCAGTGGGTAAATTCATCCGGTTTCTTATTAACAAATATTCCAACATATGCACGTACAACTGATGGCGGTTCTACGTGGGAATCGGGAAGTATTGATTCAACCGTATCGGGATCATCCGTTAGCATTAATGGTTTATGGATGAATGAAAGTGCATCCGTTGCGTATGCAGTTGGCAATTACGGATCAATTTACAAATGGACAAATATTGGTGGATGGGAAAAGAAACTTGGAGCAAGTAGCGATGTTAATTTTAATGGAAGTGTAAATGATTCATTCTGGTCAAATGCCACATCAATGAGTTTGAATGATATTCCTGTAACTGTGTTAGAGTATTTTCAACAAGAAGCAAACAAATGGCAAACTCATGTTGCATTTTTTGATGTTGATTTTGCCAGCGATTCGGTAGGATATGCAATAGGCAAATACCCCGCTTTCATTCAGAAAGCCGTGGGTGGGGGTGGGCCCGTTGGTTATAACCAATTTATAGCTAAAACTACAGATGGTGGTGATACATGGGAATATCAAGCACTTGATATATTACCAAATCCATGTGTAAACAAAAATTATGGAGCACAACGAGGTACAGCTGGAGAGAACAAAGCACAGCCATTTGGAGAAATAACCGTTATTGATGAAAATACCGTAATCATTGGAATGAGTTATGGTACAGTTGTATATACACATGATGGTGGAACAACTTGGTCATATGATGATAAAAATGCCTTTGGCACTGCTGGTAGAACAAATGGTGCGTGTGGTTGTGACCCATATCCAATATTTTGGTGTAGTGATTATAAGCAATTTGCAGCGGAAATCACATATAGCTCATCTAGCATTTTACCACGTGAAATAACTGAAACAGTTACAGTTGGGTCGGATGCCCAACCAAAACAAACAACCGTAACAAATAACGTTGCAGTTGGATACAAGGTTCAGTTTGAATCATCTGGAAGTGCTATTGACAGCGTTCAAATTGGATCACACGCTACATTAAGAGCAAATGAAATAGAAGATACTGTTGCCATTGGAAATGAAACATTACAATTGACACAGTATTCGTATGGAACAACTGCGGTTGGAGCCGAAACATTATATACGTTAGAAGCTGATAAAACAAACCCACAATACCCAGCTCCAATAACAAATCAGATATATGCTTGGAATGCTGATTATGATTACTATACAAGTAGTAAATCAGAAATAAATACGGTTGTTGGACTGGGTGCCGGATACAGTTTAAAGATGGGCGGGTCTAACGTATTTATTGGTCATAATGCAGGTATGTTTAATACCCCAAAAACACCTACATACGGCGATAATAATATCGTAATTGGAACAAATGCACAGAAAACAAATCCAAATCAAATTAATCAAATTGCGATTGGAAATTATCAACACAATACTGCAGTTCTTTGGGGACAGCATAACGCAGCACAACCATGGATAGTAATGTCAGATGCACGTGACAAAACGGATACGGGTTCATTTGCAACCGGTCTTACATTTATACGTGAACTGGATGTTAAAACGTTTAAGTGGGATGGTCGCTATAATTATCCGTCTGGATCTGATCCGGATGGAACGCATAAGCAGCCATCTAGTTCATTTGGATTTATTGCACAAGACATAGAATCCGCGGCTAATACAGCTGGGCTTGACCCAAGAGCATTTGTGGTGGACACAACAGGATCAAGTTCAGATGGATCTGGAAGTTTTGAACAGAAATTAATTGTTCCTGGAATGATTGATTTAATGGTGTATAATGCAGTCAGGGAATTGGATACCACAATTCAGAATTCAAAATATGCAGCGTTTATTGGTGACGGTATAAACACATCATATACAGTTACACACAATTTGAATTCAACTGATATCATTGCCTCTGTATACGATACACAAAATGGTCCAAATACTATTGTGTATCCAACAATGTCAGTTAGTAGTTCAAATGATTTGGTTGTAACGTTTAATTCAGTTGCACTTCCAAGCCAATATAGAGTTATTGTAATGAAATAAATAAAGTAACCCTCCCTGTTTTTACGGGGAGGGTTTTTTATTATTTTCATATTTATATAAAATAAAAAAAGTTTATTTAAAGGAGTTTTTATGAGTACTGAAAAACAGTTAACTGATGAACAATTAAAAGAATTAGCACTTCAAAATTATAAAACAGAAGAAGTTAAAAGTTATAATTTTCCAACAGAAACGGTGCCATTACCATCAAGGGGACTATTGTATCCCAAAGATCACCCGTTGGCATCTGGATTTATTGATTTAAAGTATATGACTGCACGGGAGGAAGATATTTTAACATCTGCAAATTTAATAAAACAAGGGACTGTTATAGATAAATTGTTGCAATCACTTATAGTTACTCCTATGAGATATGACGATATATATATAGGAGATAAAAATGCAATCATGGTTGCTGCAAGAATTTTGGGGTATGGAAAAGATTATGATGTAGAAATAGATGATCCGTTTTCACCGGGAAATAAACAAAGAGTAACAATTGATTTACAAGAAATTCAAGACAAAGAAGTTAATTGGGAAATGATGCCTGAAAATGAAAATAGATTTGAATTCACATTGCCAAACTCAAAAAGAAAAATTACATTTAGATTGCTCACACATGGAATTGAAAATGAAATATCGCAGGCATTAAAAAATAAAAGATTAAAGAAAAACGATGGCATAGATAGAGAATTTACAACACGATTAAAGTATGTGATAACATCAGTTGATGAAGAAACTGATAGACAATATATTGATAATTTTGTTGACAATGAACTGTTTTCACTTGATTCGAGAGCATTGCGAGATTATATACAAGAAGTATCCCCAGACATAGACTTAAAATTTGAATTTATGTCAGATATAACAGGGGACTCCATGTTAATGGACGTGCCGATGGGGACCTCCTTTTTTTGGCCTAGGGGTTAGCCACAAGCCCCTTATACACAAGGAAATTTTTCAGTTAGTATTTTATACTAAAGGTTCATTTCCGTGGGAACATGTATACAACATGCCAATTTTTTTAAGAAAATTTTATATAAAAGAGGTGGAGCAGGCATTTGTTGACAGAGCAAAAGCAATAGATGAAGCAACAAAAGGCGTTAAAAAATCTTCAAATTCTACGTCAAAACCGGGAATTTCGCCTAAATAATTTTTTTATAAAATATTTATTATAAAGGGTATTATTTTAACTGGGCGAATAAATGGCAACTAGCGAAGATTTACAAAAACAGAAAAAAGCTTTAGAAAAATTGGTCAAATTGAAAGAACAATTTGCTGAAATAGATTTTTCTACATCGTCTGCCTCTGCCCAAAAATTAAAAAATAATATAGATAAAGTTACTGAATCCTTAGTTAAAATGGGAATGGCTGAGGAAAGGATTGACGCATTTTATAAAGCATTTGTAAAGGCGAATGCTTCTGTAAATGATATATCAATTAGTTTAAGCGGTAATTTACTTAAAAATATAAACAAGCTTAACGAAAATATTTCAGAGGGTGTTAAACAGTTTTCAACACCTTTAGAAGATTTTAAAGCAGGTGCAGAAAACATAATTGATTTATTACAAAATACAATTAAAAAATCAGCAGATTTAGAAACATATGCGCTAGAAAGACGTAGAGAAAATACACGCGGATTTGTAGAAAAGTCAATTAAATTAACATCTGATTTATCTAAAGCATATGATAATCTAATAAAGAATGAAGCCAATTTAGGAACTGCCAAATTTGCCAATTTAAACGTTGAGCAGGAAATTGCAAACACGCTTCTTTATATAAATGAATTAGATAAAATGAAGCTGCAACTTGCAGGCGGATATTATAGTAGTTTGAGAATGCAAGCAACTACTGTTTTGGAAATGCTAAACGATATAACTACATTGAATAAGGTTCATAGAGCAAACCACGATTTAGCAAAAGATGCATTGGAAACAGAGCGTGAACGTTTGCAATTAGAAAAAGAAATTGCAGCCGAAGAAAAAAAAATGCAACAAGAAAAAGAAAAATTTGATCAAAAGCAAGAAAAAATGGATCGAGAACTAAGAGCAAGAGAATTGAATCGGGTCTTTGGTCCAGTGTTAGCTGAAATAGCTGCATTAGAAAAGCTAGAAGAAGAGAGAGAAAAAATTTATGAAAAGCGAGAAAAAATAGATCGAGAACGAAGAGCAAGAGAGTTGAACCGTGTTTTCGGTCCAGTATTAGCTGAAATAGCTGCATTAGAAAAGCTAGAAGACGAAATAGAAAAATTTAATCAAAAACGAGAAAAAATAGACCGAGATCAGAGAGCAAGAGACTTGAATCGCGTTTTTGGTCCATTGCAGCAAAAATTAAATGCTGAAGAAAAAATGCAAGAGGAATTAAATAAGTTACGAGAAAAAGAAGAGGAAAAAGCCAAACAAGCATATGACAACTTCTTTAATAAAGCAATATCAAAAATGCCGCTTAGTGGTATACTTTCTAAAACAGCAGCGTTGGGTGCTGTTGCGCAAATGTTATCATTAATTGTTGGTGGGATTCTTTATTTACTTACCAAATGGGATTTTTTAGTTTCTAAATTTGCAGAAAAACTATCTATAGCACGTGCACAGGCCGAAGCAACATTAAAAGTTGCAGGCGATTTGGCTTCTAAATTTAGTCTAATAAATTCAAATATGGAGCAAGTCGCTATTGCGATTGCTGAAGTTGTTGAGGGGTTGGGTGGAGCGGATATAACAACAGCGTTGATTTCAAATAATCGATTTGTAGAACGGTTGACTCAAGGTGCCACTGTATTGAGTGATACATTTGGATTAGCTGGAAAAGAAATAGCTGGAATGGTGGATGCATCGACCGCAATGGGAGTTTCGTTATCAAGTAATACCATAATGGCTACTGCCATGTCTAAAGGTATTATGAGTGTAAACAAATTGATGCAATCACTTGCTAATTTATCTCCAAAAATTTTAACGGGGTTTAAGGGCTCAAATTCACAGTTAATATCCATGGTTACAAAAATGAAATTACTTGGAGTTGAAGCTAATAATGTTGTATCTGCTAATAATAAGCTATTAGATATTGAAAGTTCGATAACAAATGCCTTTGAAGCACAGGTTGCAACTGGGGCGCAAATAAACATAGATAGGCTAATGGCGTTACAGATGTCAGGAAAATACAGCGATGTATTGGATGAACAACTTAAAACATTACAGCAAAGCGATTATTTAAATAGATCACCACTAGCACAACAATTAATTGCAGAAGGTCTTGGATTAGATGCCGAAACTGCATCACAGATGATGCTCAGAAATCTTTTAATGGAGAGAGTGGGTCTAACTGATGAATTAATTGCAAAAAGACAACAAGAAGGAAAGCTATTAGAAAATGACATAAGACTTGCCGAAAAACAAGGACGAATTAGTAAAATTGAAGCCGATAGATTAATGGACATTTCTAAAGAATATGACAGTAAAACTATTCAAGAAAAATTTATACGTGCTCTTAATGAATTTACAGCTGCGTTAAGTTCTACACTTGGTCCTTTAACAGACATATTGCGCACCTTAGCATCTGGAATTAATTCAATCTCACAATCCATTGGCGGATTGACGTATGGCCTCGGAAATGTTGGCACTGGTATAATGTCTGGAATTGCAGGTATTGGTCTAGCGGCTTCTGTTATTTTATTAGCTAAAAAAGGTATTGGTGCAGTTAGGGGCATGGCAGCGGTATTACGGGGAGGTGCCGGGGGAGGAGTCGGCGCAGCATCAACTGCAGCAGGCGCAACTGAAGCAGCTGCACAAGCAATGACAGGTACGGGAACAGCAAAGGGAATTGGAACTGCAAGTAAATTTATGAAAGGATTAAAAGCAGGTGGTGTTCTCGGTGGGATAGCAACTGCTGCTGAATTTGGTGTGAATTTATCACAGGGGCAGTCATTAGGTGAAGCTGCTGGAAGAGCGGGACTATCAGGGGGTCTCGGAATCGCGGGCGCAGCATTGGGATCATTAATACCATTGCCTGTTGTTGGAACACTGGCGGGTGGTTTCTTGGGTAGCGCATTGGGAGATTTCATAGGAAATCAAATATATGGCAATCAAATGACGCCAGAAGATTCTGCATTTTTAGAATCAAACATATCTGCATATCAAAATGCAAATGCTGCATCACAAGCGACAGCAACTACTATTTCATCCGAATTAATAAATGCTATAAATATGATGTCATCTAAATTGGATACTACAAATAGTTTGTTAAGTACAATGAATAATAAGCAAACAGAAATTGCAGTTGAATTAGACGGTGAGCGTGTAGGAAAAGCAGTTATGAGTTATTCATCTGCCACAATGGATAGAAACAGAATTATAGGCAACAATTTTGGTGCCAATCGAGATCAATATTCAAATCGTGTTCCACGTTAACTAAAATAATAAAAATATGCCACTTATAGATTACAAATCGACATTATCAAATTATAGAAGGGTTATCAAACCAAAACCAAGCGAAAATTCTGCACAGCCACCCGTGCCATTTGGTGAATATACCCCAGTCACGAATCACCTTGAAGAATATCAAGATGACATTTATGGTTTTGATACAAAAAAATTAGAAACATTTGATAGAAAACAAATAAATGACTTATTTGAAACTGATTCTGTTTTAGAAAAAAATTCAATATATGATGATGTAAATGCAGAAAAAAAGGATTTAAAAAAATCAAAGGTAATTGATAATACACAAGAACCATTTGAAAATATAAAAACTTTTGGTAATAACGAAGAAAGCCCAACTAATATAGTACCTATATTAAATAAGGAAGACAAAGAATCTCAAGCAAAAACAATTTTACCGGTAAGCCAAGAAGACAAACCCTCCAAATTGGTATCAAAATATCAATTAATAAATAAAATAGAAGTTGGAGATGAAAAAAAATTAGAATCAATCGATTCAAAATATGATATAGATGGTCCCATAAAACCAACACAGACAAGCGGTAGATATGAAAAAGAAAAAGAATCAAGATTTGGATTTTTATCAAATTCTAAGCCATATGTCAATGCATTTTCTGACAAATTTAATGTTGGATTTAAAATAAAAGATCCGAGTGGATTTACCCAAGCGGCGTTTGATTATTCTTGGCTTGGGACAAATGAAAATGCACCGAGTGTTGACTTTTTTTCAAACACTTTTGTAAAAAACGGTTTTGTAAAATTTTCAAAATTAGGTCAAACACAGTATAAAGAAAGTTTATTGCCATCAATAAAACAAACAGATTCGTTTTCTAACCGATACAATAAAAATTTTATAATTAAACAGACAAAAACAGAGTTTACTGATTTAGCTTTACAATATACCACGGTAAAAGCAGTTGATTATTTTAAAAATGATTATAGCGAAAATTTTAAAATAAACACAAATCCGCTAGAAACCGCGTACACAGAAACCGGGTTAACTTATGGATTAAAACAACTGGGAGCGGTTAATTATTTTGATATAAATAAAGCCTATACGATATCAGGATTTGCATTAAATCAAAAATTATATACTACAGACTTTAATGATATTGCATTAGACTGGGGATTGAAAAAAGACCAACCTGCAACAAACTATTTTGATGTAAATAAAACGTTTACAAATTCCGGATTTACTATAAAGCAAAAAATATATGAAACAGAATTTAATACTTTAGCATTGGATTATGGCTTGCAGGGTATATTTGAAACAACTAATTATTTTGATGAAAATAATAATTTTACTGACAACGGATTTGTATTTAAGCAACAATTATATACAACAGATTTTAATAAGTCTGCACTAGATTGGGGACTGCGTGGCACATACCCAACAACAGATTACTTTGACCAAAATAAAGAGTTCACAAATAAAGGATTTACTTTTAAGCAACAGCTATATGCTACAGATTTTAATAAATCTGCATTAGACTGGGGGCTTCGTGGAATCTATCCAAATGTAAACTATTTTGATCAAAATTATAAATTCACAAATAACGGGTTTGTGATAAACCAGCGTATTTTATCAACTGATTTCAATTCATCTGCATTGGATTGGGGGCTTAGGGGGTCATATCCAACAACAGATTATTTTGATCAAAATAAACAATTTACTGATACAGGTTTTACTTTTAAGCAACAGCTGTATGCTACTGATTTCAATCCATCTGCCTTAGACTGGGGATTACAAGGATCTTATCCAACAACAGATTATTTTGATCAAAATAAACAATTTACTAATACGGGATTTACTTTTAAGCAGCCAATATTAAAAACAGATTTTAACGTGTCAGCATTGGATTGGGGACTTCGGGGTTCTTATCCAACAACGGACTACTTTGACCAAAGCAAACAATTTACTGATACAGGTTTTACTTTTAAGCAACAACTATATATTACCGATTTCAATTCATCTGCATTGGACTGGGGACTCCGGGGATCTTATCCAACAACAGATTATTTTGATCAAAGCAAACAATTTACAGATACTGGGTTTACCTTTAAGCAACAATTGTATATTACCGATTTTAATTCAGCTGCATTGGACTGGGGACTTCAAGGTTCTTACCCAACAACAGACTACTTTGATCAAAATAAACAATTTACTAAGTCTGGGTTTACTTTTAAGCAGCCACTATTAATGACTGATTTTAATTTATCAGCATTAGATTGGGGGCTTAAAGGTATTTACCCAACAACAGATTATTTTGATCAACGCAAACAATTTACGGATACTGGTTTTACTTTTAAGCAACAACTGTTAATAACCGATTTTAATCCTACAGCATTGGACTGGGGTCTTAAAGGCATTTATCCAACAACAAATTATTTTGATCAAATTAACCAATTTACAGATAGTGGATTTACTTTTAAGCAACAGATATATGCAACGGATTTTAATTCTTCTGCATTGGACTGGGGACTTCAGGGTTCTTACCCAACAACTGACTACTTTGATCAGAGCAAACAATTTACTAATACAGGATTTACTTTTAAGCAGCCATTATTAATAACTGATTTTAATTCGTCTGCATTAGACTGGGGACTCCGTGGTGCTTACCCAACAACAGACTATTTTGACCAAAATAAACAATTTACTGATACGGGATTTACTTTTAAGCAAAAATTATACACCACTGATTTTAATGGTGATGCATTAGATTACAGCTTAAAAAATATACCACCGTTAGCGTCAGGACTTCCCTCGGTAAATTTAACGTTAGTTTCAGGAAAACAGTTTGCCGAAACAGATTATTTTGATATACAAAAAATAAATACAACACGTGGATTTCACGTTTTTGCTAAACCGTTAGAACCTACCAGTTATAAAACAGATTCAACCCAATATTTTACGGTACCTGCATCAGATTTTGAAATACCAAGAATTGGGTCTCCTGTTCACAATATAAATTCTCAGCTAGTGAAATCTCCTATATTTTTGAATATAGGATTTGTAAAGGAAAACAAAAATACATATGCAGAATTAATAAGATCTAGAAATTATGAATCATTTTTAGGTGATGTATCTACAAAAAGAAATAGTCCATCATTATTAGATATCCAATACGAAAAATATTCATTACAAGATGAAGCTATAAATTACGATGTAAGTTTGTTTGGAAGACAGCCATACATAACCCGAGGTATTCAAAACAAAGGACAGATTGAAAATGAAAGATGGGGCTTTGGTGTAAGTTTTGATGATGGGTTTATTAGGGGGGGTGCAGTTACCGCAGCAGATCGGGCTAAAAATGATGTTATTCGATTAACGAAATGGTCTACTACCACAAAGGGATATCTATATTTAGTCAAGCAAACTGCACTACAGCTGGCAAATCCTCAAACAGAAGCGGCTGGCTTGGCTTCTACACGGATATACCAACCATTGTCTCCATTGTTGGCAGCAGCCGGTACTGCATTTGGTATACATCCACCTCGCCATGGGCTGCTTCCGTTTATAGTATCGGGTAAATATCAAGATATCATAAAAGAAAAAACAATGTTATTTATGAATTCCCCCGAAGCATCAAACAGGAATATTGAAAATGCGAGTACACTTTATTCCGATGGGGGTGTTCCAAGGGAAACTGGATTAAGCAATAGATTAAAAGGATATTACGCGCCTGCCTTAATTACAATTGGAAAAAATACAACACGATCAACAGTACCACCAGCTGGTAGGCGTGAGATTGGTCCACTTGAAACACCAAGCGATTCTTCTCTATTAAAATTAGAACGGTTATATAACATACTATCCGATCATGCATTTAGAGAAACAGGATTAAATCCATTTGGATATTATGATAAAAAATATGATGAAGATGATAACCTTGATATAAATTTTTATATAAAAAACCGCTTAAACCCGTTCGGCAAGATTATTCCGGGGGGAGATGACGGGTATCATAATATAAGTAAAAAGGTAAGTGGAGATTCATCACCAAGACCCGAATATATATATAGCCGGAATTCATTAAGAGAGTATGCAACCACCGAATATGCAGAAATACCAAACGGCTATAATGAAAAATTTTTAGATTTTAGATATAACTTACAAAATTTTCTAACATTGAATACAGGGACAAACGGAGAACAAAATGTTGCAATAGACATAGTAGGACGTGTTAATTTTGCGTCAAACCCTGCTATAATAAAATATAGATCAAACAATTTAGAAGATAAAGCCGGATATGGACAACACGGGTTACCTGGAATGAATAGGACAAATCCAGTGTTATCGTTCTTGTGTGGACGTGTTTCCCAAGGTATTAGAAAGATAGGCGGTGATCAATATAATGGTGAATATTTATTTAGGGGTGATCGTGTAAACCTAGTAGATTTTAGACATGATAAATCTACAACAGATATTCGAGAAATATATGAGCTTGGTGAAAATTCATTAATACCCGGTAAAAAAGATTTAATAGAATTTTATGTCACTGGTACTGGTGCCCGTGATAGAGTAATTGTTTTTAGAGCATCGATTACTGAGGTAAGCGATACATTTAATCCATCTTGGGAAACTGTAAAATATCTGAATAGAGCTGATCCAGCATACATATATAGAGGCTTTGAACGAGATGTTTCAATTGCTTTTGATATAGGGATTACGTCTAGAGATGAGCTAAGAACACGCTGGCGATCGTTAAATGCATTGGCAGGGTTTACTGCTCCTGAATATTTAAATTCACCAAATCCTGATTTAGATGGAAGAATGAAGGCACCATTAATGAAATTAACACTTGGCCATTTATTTAGATCTACTCCATGTATAATTACAAATTTAAATTATTCCTTCGATAATTCACAAGTAGTTTGGGAAACGGCAAAGTTAACTCGATGGGTAAATGGCCAAGAAATAGAAGAAACAATCACCACGGATGATTTAGATGATCCAGCATGCTGTGTAGCATTGCAGTTACCAAAAATGATAAAAGTAACAATGAATTTAAAAATAATTGGAAATTATAGACCACAATCAAATGGCGGTGCATCTGGCTATCCTGACATGGGTGTTTTTTACCAATTATATGCAAATGATGATGCTGTAACCGATGGTCAACTACCAAGAAAAGGTGGCATTTATGTAAATTATTATAATAGAGAATGCACGGTTGTAAACCTTCCACCAGAACAACCAAAATTCAGAGAAGAGCCACAAATAACAAAAGAAAAGGATGTATTCGTAAAAGAGCCTCAACTAACAAAAGAGGAAATTAAACGGAATCCACCAGCCACTATACCAGATGACCCACCATCCAGAGGAGGCAAAGATAATGAAATCGATGATACACAGTCGATAGAAAGAATACAAGAAGAAGTAGATACAGGAAAGGGTGAAGGTATACAAAAACGCCAAGGCCCGTCTAGTACTAAAAAGCCAAGAAGATTAAATTCAAATGGTTCAAAGTCATCACGTGATCTACAACCAAATCCATCTAGTGTAAATAACCCAAGAACTGCAGCGGGTCAAGCTGTACCATACCCATAACAGAGGAAATATTTATGGCAAATCGATATCAATATGTTAAAGAAAAAAATACAACGGAAACAACTGGCAGAAAAACTATAATTAAAAAAACTTTAAAAACACAGATAGTGCCACAAGTTGGAACCGATGCTGGTGATATATTTATATTAACAAAATTTGGAGATCGATTAGACAGATTAGCATATTTATATTATGGGGATGCAAGTCTTTGGTGGTTTATAGGCAAGGCGAATAATTTAGGCAAGGGAACATGGGCAATTAACCCTGGAACTGTATTACGAATTCCTGCAAAGGTTGACGGGGAATTTACGCTATTAACAGAGTTACAAAAATACAATGAGCAATATAGATGATTATAAATCAGTATTATAATTTTTACACCAACGAGGTATCAAGACCAGTTGCAGATGAATTAATAGCAAGAATGGATGCACTTAGTTCTTTAAATAGAAATGTTTCTCAATTTGCATCATCAAAACAATTCTTCGCAGTAAAAAATAGCAATAATGCAAAGCCAGAATTATTACGTAAATTTCAAGAATGGAGAGATAGAAAAGTTGCGTATGGTGAGGTTAGGGCATTTAGAAAAGTTTCTCAATGTTGTAAAGGCCAACTGGTAAAGGATACCGAAGAATCTCCATTTGTAATTACAGTTAATTATGATGATAAAAATGGCACAGTTCCAACATCATCACCCGATATATCTGATTTTACGATAGCCGATAATGGATTATCGTATAGAAAGTCTTATGGTGATATTAAATATTCAGTTGCAGATGGACTTAATAAACCATCATTTTATAATGGACAACCACAGGCATTTTTACAATCCATACGAGTTTCAAATGAGGGATATGGTGGAGTTGTTCAGCGCGTCACTATAAAAATGAGAGTTTTTACAAAAGAGGCGTTTGAAATTATAGATAAATGGTATTTGCGTCCTGGAAATGAAATGTTAGTAAAATTTGGATGGTCGGTTCCATTGACTAGTATGGAGACATCGTCTGAGGTTATACATGCAGTTATATTCAATTTTAATGCTGTATTAACAGATGATATTGGGTGGGAAGTAACTGTACACGGAATAGCAAAGGGAAACTTGGCTGTAGGCTTGGCATTGGGATCTTCAGCAGTAGAAACAGTTGCTCTTAATAATGCAAATAATACACAACAACCAAATATAGACCCAAATGTAATACCAAATTTAACAACAATATTAAAAGATGAATTAAATAAAATACGAATTGGGTTTCCGGGAATAACTGAAAGCGATGTGTCAAATATATATGATGCAAATACCGATTTAGATTCTGATAATCGTCCATACGGTATAGTATATGAATCTGATATTTTTCCACACGGAATTGGAAGAATAAAATTTGCAATTGAAACAGCTCCCCAAGATGCAAACATTGCACCGGCTGCAAATCAAGCAGCAATACAAAATGACCCATTATTTGAAAAACGCCAAGCAACGGATGCGGAATTAAATACTTGGCTTGAAGGATTTAGAATTGCTAACCCAAGATTTGTAGAACTCGAAGCTGAATACGGCATAAAATCACCAAAAGCTTTTATTGAATTTTATAAAGGAAATTTCGGAGTAATTCGGTCAGGGTTAGTAGGCGAAATTGTTTTTCCAAGACGTGATAAGGTACTCCTAACAGAAGAGTTTATAACGGGAAAAAATCCAGAAGTAACAGATCAACAATCACAAACACAGAGAACAGAAATTTTTTTTGAGGAAGCTGCTGGAGATGTAATTGGGTCATACCTTGAACGCCAACGCCAACCAGAAAGCCAAAATTACGCAAGCCTTAGACCACCATTTGGTCCATTAAGAAGACGTGTATTAAATATAATGTATAACGATTTACCGGATACTAGGTCTGAGCAACAAAAACAATTGGAAGCTGCTCAACAAGAGCAACTTGTGTCAATACAACAACAAATTCAACAGCAAGATGCATTACAGGGTGGTGTATATAATGATGCAAGGATTACAGACCCACAAAGTACAGTTAGATATTTTATATGTTTGGGCGACTTGGTTTACTTTTTTAACGAAAAAATATTTAAGCAAGCTCCTGAGTTATATACAGCAGTTCAATTGCTCGTAGAAAATCAACCAACATCGTATGATCCCAATTTAGTATCGGCCATACCGACAGAAGTTATATTATCAAATGCCAGAAATACACAGGGTGGTATGTCTTCATACGGTTATTATAATTCTGTTAATTACGGGTTTAAATATAAAAAATTAAAAATAAACAATGAGCTGGTTGATGCCTTTGGATGCGACGGGGTTGATTTTTATCCAAGTGAAGAATTCAATTCAAAAGAAGATATGGCCAATCATAGAGAAGATTGGGGTGTCTATTTAAGAGAAAACGGTGGTGAAAAAATAGCAGCATTTAATATAGCACACATATGGATTTCAGTTGATGTGATAAATGAAGCATATACATTTGTTTTAAAAGACAAAGCAATTGATCCGCAATATAAAACAGTATTTGACTTTTTTGAGCAAATATTCAGAAGAATAGCACAGGCAAGTGCTGGGTCTATACAATTAACATTAATGCCAGACAACAACGAGTTATACAATAATAATCCACTACAATCGAAGATTTTATCTTTAGAAAATCCATTAATAAATAAAACCCAATTATTTAGAATTGTTGACAATAATTTTCAAGTACCACATAATCTACCCGGTGCGCCCAGAAGTTTTGATTTTAAAGTTAATGATGTTAACGCTACAATGTTACGTGATGTTAACGTAGCTTTAAAAATACCATCAAAATTACAAACTGTTGCATATACATACGGTAGGTCGGGTATGAATGAAGATATTGTTGATATAGATGATTCAGCAGATGGCACTGGCGGTATTTGTCAAAAAGATTATGATCAATTAGTCCAAAAAAGAAACGAAATATTAAAAAAATTAAATGATATAAAAAATGAAGTAGCGTTTAATATGTCAGCCGATAACATAGAAAAACTTATAAATGCATTAAGTCAATATATTATAAATCCAGTCCCAGTTGGTTCTGATTCACTTGATACTTCACCAAATGCCTCTATACATCAAGGTTGGTTATATTCTAAGTTATATCCGGTTGAACTTCAATTTAAATTGGATGGTATATCCGGCTTTTTATACGGAAATAAAGTTAATATTTTAAATGCGCTTCCCTCTAGGTATTCAAATAGAGTTTATTTTACTTTGATAAAAATTGAACATGAGGTTCAAAATAATGATTGGATTACCACATTAACTGCAATAGCAAGATTAAAAAATTCAAATGGACTGGTGCAGTTCCCACGAGTCGTAACAACGGAAGCAAGACCAGACTTATGTGATAAAGTACCTGAAATCCAAACACCACTACCACCCGTTGGTGGTGCATCACCACTCCCAGCCCCAACTCCGCAGACAACACAAGTTCCGGAAAGTTTGGCAACCCCCAATTCTATACCACAAGTCGGAACAGTTGGAGTAAATGCAACTGGATTAAGCGCGTTTCCATTGCCCGGTGTTCCCGGTGGGGGTGGTGGATTCGGACTACCCGAACCAGATAGACCAGTATTGCCATAGGAGAAAAAAATGAAAAGATCTAAATTATATTACCCTAAAACTGCAATAACTGAAAACCTGTATACAAATGGCGGAGAATATATGTTTGAAACCGGAACAATGTATGTTGGTTATTACCACAAGTATGACACCGGTGAAGTTTTTACAAGACCAGTGTGGGATCCTAACAAATCTATAAAATTATTACCATACACAGATATTTCGGGATTACCTGCTGGTAGTTATCAAACACCGGGTCAACTTAAAGCTTTTTTATTATCTGATTTAAACCAAAAGAAATATAAAAATCCAATTTCAAATACAACAAGTCCATCTGATGATGATTATATACGTGGTTATTATTATAGATATTTTACGGTAAAACGAAATGAACCGGAAAAAATGACAGAGATAACTAGAACTGAATTTTTAAACGCAGGAAATGTTTCTGGTATAAATACATTTTTATATAAAGTTGGAAAAATAAAATGGCATTTAATTGGAGACGAATACGATACTAAAAATCAAAATGGCGTTGTAATAAAAAAAGGTGTAATAGATAATAATGCAAGAGAAGTGTTTGCTTTATTGCAAACATATCCTTATATTTATACGTTATTTGGTGATTATAGGCAATATACACAATATAGTAGATTATACACACGGTTATGATTTTTATTGAAACACCCGATGAACTGGAAATATTAACAAATAAAAGAATAATTGTTGTACCAGTTGTCGATGGAAAACAGCATTTTATCTATGAAATGGCGGTTCTTATATACATAATCGATGTGGATTCGCATGAAGAGTATGTTATAAATTTAACACATCCAGACTATACATCATATGCAGGGCCATTGCCAAATATGACAAACGCATTTGTTTTGGGATTAAATAAAAAGTTCTTGTATCATAATAAAGTTGTAAGCGATAATTCAGTAGATTTAAATTTTTTTATTTACCCAGACAAACATAAAAAGTTTGATTTTTACGAATATATACCAAAGCCATATTTAATTTATCAAAATAGATTTGTTGAATGGAAAACATACCCATTATCTATTTTGATAAAGATGTGTAATGATGTTGCATTAGAGATGCTGGCATATGTGAATAAGTTTGACGATTATTTATTAGAAATTAAAAAATTTGATAACTTATACTATAATTCTTTATTTAAAACCGAAACAAATATATTTGAATTTGATAACGATGGTGTGTATTCTAATTATAATCCATACACCCTAACGAATAGACCATCGAATTCTTCGTTTGATATTAATCTGTCTGCGTTACCAAAAAAGGGAAATATTAGAGATAAAATTAAATCTTCTACCAATAAAAAATTGGTTCAATTTGATTATACGTCATTTCATGTTTACTTATTAACAAAAATGTTAAATTTTGAGTTGCCAAATAATATAGACATTTATTTATTTTTAAATGATGCTTATAATTTTTCATCCAAAACAGATAGAGATGAAATAAAAATGGATTTTTTCAAGTATATATACGGAAAAACAGAACACAACTCAGATTTATCTAATATCATTAGTGATTTTAAACATACTTTATTTGAGTATTATAAAAATAATGGTCATGTAATATCTTTTTTCTTAAAACGAAAGATATTTTTTAATAATCATGATATTGATCAAAGTAATAAGCTGTTTAATTATTATTTACAAAATGCAGAAACGGAATACAATTTCTTAAAAATACAGGAAATCATTGAACGTATACCAAGTCAAGAAGCTAATCTATTTTTGTATACATTTGATAGCTTTTTATTTGAATTCAATGATAATAATCCAGATATAATTTATAAAATAAAACAGCTTTTAGAAAAAGATGGAATACCAGTAACCACTAAAGTTGGATCAACTTATGGTAATTTAATTGATATTTATTAATAATAAGTTTAATATTGGTATTCAAATGCAAAATGATCAAAAACAAATAATAGAATTAATAACAGAAAACATATTAAATGAAGTTTTAGGCGTAGACCCAAACTCGCTTGAGTTTGATTTTATGGTTGAAAAGATTTTAATCAATTGTGGATTGGAAGAGAAATATGTTTTTGAATTAATTAATACTTTGAAAAAATCATTAAATGAAACAAAAAATTATAATAATATTTTTATTAAAAAAGAGATTAGTAATTTTGTAGATATTGTTTTTGAAGAAAAAAGACAGGTAGATAAAATTGCAGTAAGAAACAAGCAGTCTGGTGCAATTCAATTGGTATCGAAAAAAACATATCAAGCAAATTCACAGATTTATACTCCGTTGTCTGCTGGGTGGGCTAAAGCAAATGTCATAATGGTTAGAAATAAAACCAGTGGTGAAGAATACCCCATCTTATTAAAGAACTTTGATTCAAATAAACATGAAAAAGTAGGAACGGGACGACCGCCAGAAGAAAAAGAAAAGGAAGCACCGTTGCAGGCTAAACCCGCCGTGCCTGTTCCTAATCGAAAAGATAAAAAACAAAAAGACGCAGAACTGCCTAAAAAATCAAAGGATACGGTTAGACCGATTATGATTGAGCCTAGTTTAAAGGCAAAAACAATGACAGCATTCATACTTCCAAAAGATATAAGTAAGCAACAAACCCCACCAGAATTCCCAGAAAAAGAAAGTGATATAATATCAAAAGTAAATCAATCTATAAAAGATAAAAAACTAAATAAAAATCTTCCATTGGAACGCCCATCCTTCAAGTATGCTGGGGATGACGGTGATTATGAAATATACGATAAACTGGGAGATTCTGGTCTTTTACCACCGGGCTTTAATTTAAATAAACGATATACTATACCCAATAGTTTAACGAATAAAATTAAAATACCACGTGGTTATGTTACAATAATAGAACAATTAATTAACACTATAAATGGGGAAAATACAACAATTGGATCATATAGCATTCCATTTGCAATTAAAACAAACCCAAATGCAAAACTATCGCTATTTGAGCTAATACTGTTATATTCAGTATGCTTAGATAATGAAGATTTTTCAAAATTTTCAATTTCAATTGAAACGTTTATTAATTCTGGAATTGAAAGTAATTTAACAAAAGAATTATGGGATAGTGTTATAGCAGAAAGAAAGTTAATTATAAACTATCTGATAAAAAAGTATTCGTCAATTTATACCATCGTTGCCGGTGCATGGAAAACAGAGGACCATCAGCTAGATCTAGGAATAGATGATTCAGAAATTGATATGGATAAAGTGTCAGATATTTTTCTTAGGATAAAAAATGAAGAAGGATCAGATATTTTAGAAGAATTTTTAGTTACTCCAAATAGATCTACGTTAATTTATTTAGACAAACCACAATTCGTAAAATATATAAAAGTTAAAAAAGAAAATATAAAAGCAAAATTATTAATGTTTATTTTAAAAATGTTTCCACTTCAACGTATATTAGAAGGTAATATAGCCGTTGTATTTCCAAATGTTATATATGACAACATTACATTAATCGAACTTTTTAAAACACAATCCGTAGACAATCTTGAATTAAAATTAAAACATGCTGATAAGCAAATACATTTAATGTATAAACTGGAAGAACAGTATAAGAATATAATTTCAATTATGATCGATGACATCATTAATTTAAAAATTGATGACGCATTTGAAAAAGACTGTATTACAATTAACAATAAAATTTATAAAATAGACTAATCTGAGGTAAATATGTGAAAGGTATATTATTATGTACGTTTGTTCGCGGATACGCCATAAATTCTGTAATTGATGATCTGTTATATGAGTATGGCGATCTTTTTGATAACAACAAAATTTTTTTATTTGCAACTGATGACAAAAATCGTTATATTTTATCTTACAATCTTTTAGTAGACAGAGAAATACAATTTTATAATAATACGGTGTTGGTTCACCGAAAAAAAGAAACAAATACAATGTATACTATAAACGCAATAAACGAACTTATAAAAAATTTGAATAATGGTATACTTGATAAAAGTTATAAAATAGACTGGGAATTATATAAAAATTCATTGCTTGTCTCTAATAATGGAAATTTTAGGACAATTCCCACACAATTGAAAAAAATTTACAATATTTAATTTGCATATTTAGGCCAAATTTATTATTATCGTTAACACAAACAACAGTTATTTTTAAGTAAGGAGTTTTTTATGGCTATCAATTTAGATTCAATAAAGAATCGATTGCAAACGTTGCAAGATCAAACGTCGGATAAGACGGAAAAGAAATCAACGTTGGACGACATCTGGAAACCAGAAGTTGGACAACACCAAGTTAGGATTGTACCATACGCCCATAATAAAGAAAATCCATTTATTGAAATGTATTTTCATTATAATTTAGGAAAGCGCACATTTCTTTCCCCTGCAACTTACGGAAACCCCGATCCTGTTGTTGAATTTGCGCAAAAATTACAAGGTAAGGGCACAAAAGAAGATTGGGTTGCTGGTAAAAAACTAGAACCAAAACTTCGTGTTTATGCACCGGTAATAGTTAGAGGAGAAGAAGATAAAGGCGTTAGGTTCTGGGGGTTTGGTATTACTGTATATCAAGAATTGCTTTCATATATATCAGATTCTGATTACGGTGATATCACCGATCCATTAAATGGAAGGGATATCGTATTGGATGTACAGCCACCAGAAAAAACAGGCAAAAAATTTCCAACAACTGCAATACGTATAAAACCAAACACATCTAAAGTCTCTGAAGACCCTTCTGTAATCAGTTCAATTAAAAATCAAAAAAATATAACTGAAATATTTTCAGAACCATCTTACGATGAATTAAGCCAAGCACTTGAAAAATATCTCTTCCCAGAACAGGAATCTGAAGTACAGACTGATTATTCAACTTCCATTGCATCGGAATCAACACAATCTACAAAATCAACTGTAGATCAAATAGAGCAGCAATGGAAAGAATTATTTGACGAAGAATAAGGGAGTTTTAAATGGCAAAAACAAAAACAACTTCAGAAGTATCTGAAGACTTAGGCGCACTGTTGGCCGATACATTGAATAAAAAATTCAAAGAAAGTTCATTTAAAACAGCTTATTTTTTAGAAGGCGATCCAGACGCACCAGTTCACGTAAACGAATTTGTTTCAACCGGTTCTTCTATTTTGGATTTGGCAATATCAAATAAAAAAGATGGTGGATTTCCAGTGGGCCGTATTACCGAAATAACAGGGTTGGAGCAAAGCGGTAAATCTTTACTTGCTGCTCATGCGATAGCAAACACACAGAAAAAGGGTGGTATGGCTATATTCATTGATACTGAAAACGCATTCCCGCCTGAATTTTTTACGGCGATTGGAATCGATTTGAAAAAAATGCTTTACATACCGATGGATACCGTTGAAGATATATTTGAAGCAATAGAAACAATGGTAGAAAAAGTACGAGCGTCTGACAAAAAAAAATTGGTTACAATTGTTGTTGATTCGGTTGCTGGTGCATCTACAAAGCAAGAAATGGAATCCGATTTTGAAAAAGATGGCTATGCAACAGCAAAGGCAATCATAATTTCTAAAGCTATGCGAAAAATTACCAATTTAATTGGAAGAGAGCGAATTTGTTTGATTTTTACAAATCAGCTTAGAACAAAGATGGGCGTTAGCTTTGGTGATCCGTACACAACTTCAGGTGGAAAGGCAATTGCATATCACTCAAGTGTTCGTCTTAGATTAAAAAATATTGGAAATATCAAGGCAAAACTAAACGGTGTTGAGCAAATTGTTGGTAAAAAAACTTCTGCAAATGTTGTAAAAAATAGACTAGGCCCACCTGAACGCGGGTGTGACTACGAAGTATTTTATGCATCCGGTATAGATAACTATAATAGTTGGTTAGGAGTATTAAAAGAATACAAACTAGTAAACCAAGCCGGGGCATGGTATTCATATATCAATAAGATTTCAGGTGAAGAAATAAAATTTCAAGCAAAAGATTTTAAAAATCTTATATTAAACGATCAACAATTGTATGACACAATTTATGATGAAATATGTGAACATCTTATAATGAAATATGAAACATCTGCGTCTCTTTTAGAACTGGATGATGTTATTACCGATACGGCAGATGTAGATGAGCTTTCGTAATGAATAAAAAGTATTCAGAGTTATTTAAACAGGTAAAAGAAGAGCATTCAAATAGAGCCAACTTAAATAAGAATAGTAAAGTTCTTATAATAGATGGCATGAATACCTACATAAGAACCTTTTCTGCTAGTCCTGCATTAAATGATAATGGCGAACACGTGGGTGGGTATTATGGTTTTATTAATGTTTTAAAAAATATAATAAAACTTATAAATCCCACCCGCGTTATTATAGTTTTTGATGGAAAAGGCGGATCTCAGAAAAGAAAAAAAATTTACGCTAATTACAAAGAAGGCCGCGCAATTAAGAATAAGTTAAACAGGGTTTTAGAATTAGATGTAAACGATGAACAAAAAATCTTAAAACTCCAATTTATACGTCTTTTGGAATATCTAGAATGCCTTCCCATAACTATAATGTCTTATGATTATATAGAGGCAGACGATGTCATTGCTTTTTTAGCAACAGAATGTTTAAAAGAAGAAGTTATTATCTATTCAAACGATAAGGATTATTATCAACTTATAAATGACCGCATCTCAGTATATTTCCCAGCAAAAACAAAACTTTATACAAAGACAGATATAATAACAGAGTATAATATTTTGCCAGAAAATTTTATATGGCAAAAAGTTATTTTGGGAGATAAGTCAGACAATGTAAAAGGAATAAGGGGAGTTGGTATTGGGAAGTTTAATCTAGCATTTTCTTTTTTAAAAGAGAAAATCTATTCTTTGGATGAATTTAAGGAAATACTTCTCGAATCAGATAGTAAAATTTTGAACAAAGTAAAAAATTCAATTGACATTGTTGAGAGAAACTATTATATTATGCAGTTGTCTGATGTTGACATTAGTGGCAACACAAAATCAAAAATAATAAATTTATTAGATGGTGAACCACCACAGCTAAATAAACCCAAGTTAAAAACGCTAATGATAACAGATAAGCTAAATTCATTAATAAAAAATTATGAAATATGGATTTCAAACGCATTCGATAAACTAAACTACTATAGGAATAAATAATGACAGACAGATTAGATAGTTATGGCTATAACTTTCAGATTAAAATCATCACATGTCTATTAAAAGACCGTGCATTTTTACATCAAGTTAGTGATGTTCTTAACCCAAATTACTTTGAATCTGAAGCTACCAACTGGATTGTTAGAACCATATTAAACTACTGGGATGCATACCGAAATTCACCAACAATTGAAGTTTTAAAAGTAGAGATAGAAAAAATAGATTTAGACATTTTAAAAATAGAAGTAAAAGATAAGGTAAAGGATGCTGTCAAAAATTTTGACGCAACTGATCTGGATTATGTTAAACAGCAAACACTAGATTTTTGCAAAAATCAAACTTTAAAAAAAGCAATTTTAGATTCAGTTGATCTTCTTAAAACTGGTGAATACGATAAAATCAAATATAAAATAGATAATGCAATACGTTCTGGAACAGACAGAAATTTGGGCCACATTTATTCAAAAGAAATAGATGATCGGTATTCACAGTATGCAAGAAGTCCACTTTCAACTGGATGGGATCTGCTTGATAAATTGATGGATGGTGGCCTTGGCAAAGGCGAGCTTGGCGCGGTTATGGCCCCGGCTGGTATTGGAAAAAGCTGGATGCTTGTTAGTATAGCGGCCAACGCTGTAAAACATGGAAAAACTGTTATTTATTATACAATGGAATTGAACCCGTATTATGTTGGACAACGATTTGACGCTTGGTTTACAGGCGTCCCGTTTCAAAACTTGAAAGATGACTCAAACAGAGAACGGTTAAACAGTATCATTGGTAATATAAATGGCGAATTAATTGTAAAATATTACCCAACTAAAAGCCCAACCGTATCAACAATTTCAGCGCATATCGAAAAATGCATTATGCAAGAAAAAAAGCCAGATCTTATTATAGTAGATTATGCCGATCTCATGAGAGCTTCTTCTGGGGTGTCTGATTCAGAATCTGAATCAAATCAAATATATGTAGAATTGCGCGGGTTAGCCGGTGAATACGATATACCAGTATGGACGGCTTCTCAGACAAATAGGGGCGGTTTAAAAGAAGATGTAATTGGGGGTGATAACATTGCATCGTCATATAGAAAGCTGGCTCATAGCGATTTTATGATGTCTTTAAGCAGAAAAATAGAAGATAAGGTTTCTGGAACAGGTAGAATTCACATAATAAAAAATAGATTTGGTGCGGATGGAATCACTTTCCCAAGTAAAATAAATACGTTTAATGGTCACATTGAATTATTTGAACCGAACAGTGAAGCCAGTAGAGATATGCAACCTGCGAGTCAAGAAGAAATAGTTAGAAAATCTTTAGCTGAAAAATTTAAAGCACTTAAATCATAAATCGCCTATTTTTTACAAAAAAATTACATAGTTATAGTTTACAATGAGATTTTTAATAAAAAAACCCGTATTTAGGAGAAAAAATGGAATTAAGCAATAAAATTTTATCCGATATAACAGTATATATGAAATATGCAAGATTTATACCGGAATTAAATAGAAGGGAAACGTGGGAAGAATTAGTTACTAGAAATAAAGAAATGCATCAAAGAAAGTACCCGCAGCTTAAGGATGAGATAGAATCTGTTTATAAATTTGTTTATGAGAAAAAGGTACTTCCTTCAATGCGCTCTTTACAATTTGGTGGCAAACCGATTGAAATAAGCCCAAATAGAGTTTACAATTGTGCGTATTTACCAATTGATGACTGGAGGGCATTTGGAGAAGTTATGTTTCTTTTGCTGGGTGGTACTGGGGTTGGATATTCTGTTCAAAAACACCATATCGAAAAACTTCCAGAAATCCGTAAACCAAAGGCAGATAGAGAAAGAAGATTCTTAGTTTCTGATTCTATTGAAGGCTGGGCAGATGCCGTAAAAGCAGTTATTAAATCATACTTTACAGGTGGGTCATCATTAAGATTCGATTATTCTGATATACGTCCAAAGGGGTCACGTCTTATAACGTCAGGTGGAAAAGCACCGGGACCAGAGCCATTGCGCATTTGCATTGAAAAAATAAGATCCATATTAGATTCAAAAAAAGATGGTGAAAAATTATCTCCAATTCAAGTTCATGACATGATCTGTCATATTGCAGATGCAGTTCTTGCAGGTGGTATCCGCCGTGCTGCTCTTATCTCCCTTTTCTCGGCAGATGATGACGAAATGGTTTCTTGTAAATTTGGTGCATGGTGGGAACTAAATCCTCAGCGCGGGCGAGCAAACAATTCAGCTGTATTACTCCGCAGCAAAGTAACCGAAGAATTTTTTAAGGGACTTTGGAAGAAGATTGAACTCTCAAATGCAGGTGAGCCAGGAATTTACTTTTCTAATGATAAGGACTGGGGAACAAATCCCTGCTGCGAAATAGGTCTTCGTCCTTTCCAGTTTTGTAATTTGTGCGAAGTAAATGTTTCAGATGTTGCGGATCAGCAAGACTTAGAAGACAGAGTTCGTGCAGCAACATTTATTGGAACACTTCAAGCTGGATATACTGACTTCCATTACCTTCGTCCAATTTGGCAAAGAACAACAGAAAAGGATGCTCTGTTGGGTGTTGGTATGACCGGAATAGGATCGGGGGCTGTCCAGAAGTTAGACGTAAAGGCAGCGGCTAGGGTTGCAAAGGAAGAAAACGAACGAGTGGCAAACATGCTAGGAATCAACAAAGCAGCTCGTATAACAACCATCAAACCAGCGGGCACGTCGTCTCTTACGCTTGGATCATCGTCGGGAATTCACGCATGGCATAACGATTATTATCTTCGTCGTATTCGCGTTGGGAAAAATGAAGCCATTTATCCTTTCTTAAAAGAACATCACCCAGAGTTAGTAGAAGATGAATACTTCCGTCCACATGATACTGCTGTTATTGGTGTTCCACAGAAAGCACCAGAAGGCTCTATATTACGCACAGAATCGCCATTACAGCTTCTTGAAAGGGTTAAATGGTTCAGTCAACATTGGATAAAGCCGGGCCATCGAAGCGGCATGAATACGCATAACATTTCTGCAACAGTTTCAATTCGCGAACACGAGTGGGACGCCGTTGGAAAATGGATGTGGGAAAACAGAGAATTTTATAATGGTCTTTCTGTTCTTAATTACGATGGGGGCTCTTACACGCAAGCCCCGTTTGAAGATATTACAAAAGATGAGTATGATCGTTTAATGAACGCATTAAAGGGCGTTGATCTGAGTAATGTTATTGAAATGGATGATAATACTGATTTAACTGGCGAACTAGCGTGTGCTGGGGGTGCCTGCGAAATCCGCTAAACAATTTTATTTATTATTATATAATGGAGTTTAATATGAGTTATAATGATGTTAGAGAAATGATTGATACACTTGAGCAAGAAAATAAAAAGCTTAGAAAAATTGCCCATGAGTTATATAACATGACACGAGAATTTTTAGAGGAGTCTGGTTTAGACACAATAAATGCGTATGGGTATGATGGCACTCATTTGCAAAGACAAGGACGGGCAGTAACTGATAGAGCATATAGAGTGTTATATACTGAGAATAAAATGATTCCACAGACTGAAAAAATGATTTAATAACAATTAAGGATATATACAATGACAAAAGAACAACTTTATACTCAAATGAAAGAATTGTTTCAAGAGTTTGACAGAGCACACAATTCAACAAAGAAAAAAGATGCCGCTGCTGCACGTAAAGCTGCCGGTGCATTTAAAAAGCTAGTCACGCCATATAATCAAGCATCTGTTGCTGAGGCAAAAGCTGCAAAAGGCGAGTAATATAATTTATTAATTTATTTGGAGATTAGTTATGCCGGAACAAAAAATCTTATATGTTGTTCATACATATATTCCAAGTCAAGATCTTGAACCTAAGCAATATATGGTACGAGGCATATTTGATAACTTGGATGGTGCGGTTGCTTCATGTACTGAACTTGGAGATAATATAATGGTGCTTAATTTAAATGAAGATACTGGTACAGAGATTGTTAATAAATCTGCGTGGTATCCAATTGATAAAATTGCATACTATGCAGATGAAGATCGCTGGGAATATAACGTAGATACGCACTTGGAATTAAATGCCTAGTAACGACGATTATTATATTGATGAAAACGGGAAGGTGGTATTCACCGAAGAGTATCACCTTCGCCGTGGAAGGTGTTGTGGTAGTGGCTGTAAACATTGTCCGTATGAACCAAAGTGGGAAAAGGGAAGTAAAGATAGAAAGGTATTATGATAAAATTGATTGGCGAAACAGATCCAAAACGAGTTCTTCCAAGAAATTTAATTGGAAAACAAATTTTAGTTAGAGCGGGGGATGATGTTTTTATGGCAACCGTTGTTAGAATAGCAGATGATATTTATGTTTTTAGATATGGAATTCCATATAAATTAAGTTTATTTGATGGCTGGTGTGAACTGCCAATTGTTAACATAAATGAAGAACAACGGTCTTTATAGTTAGAACGATATCTGCTTGATGATTGATCAAGTTTCAATGGGTGGGCTCCGTTGAGTAAAACGATAGGCCCTTATTAATTATTATTGAGGTGTTTTATGTATCAAAATGTTTTTTATGACAAGGGCACGAAAATTGCCCATATATGGGATGATGAAAAGGGCCATATAACGTTTCCTTTTACTCCATATGCGTTTAGGAAATCTTCACGAGGAACTTATACATCGTTGTTTGGTGATAAGTTAGAAAAAATAACGTATTTTGATAAAAATGATCCGACGTTATTTGAAGCCGATGTTGCTGAGACTACTAGAATATTAGTAGACATGTATACGGATTCGGATGCTGTTTCAACTGGACACAATATTATGTTTTTTGATATTGAAGTTGAGATGGACTCTGGGACCCCCGACACTGAAAAAGCAGAAAATGAAATAACATCTATTGCTACATATTTTTCTAATACAAAAAAATATACTGTATTTGTATTAGATAAAGATAATTCTGCTTCAAAAACAAAATTAGAAGATTCAAGTGTTGATCTTATATCATGCTTGACGGAAAAAGATTTGTTGAAACGATTTTATGATTTGTACGAAAAAGAAAAGCCGACAATTATAACCGGGTGGAACTGTGATTTTTTCGACATTCCTTATTTGTTTAATAGAACAAAAAACATTCTTGGTAAAAAAGCTGCGTTGAGAATTTCCCCAATTGGAGAACACTTTTTCTCTCCATATAGAAATAGATTTTTCTTTGGTGGCGTCTCTGTCTTAGACTACCTGAGTATTTACAAGAAATTTACATATACGCAATTGCCCTCCTATTCATTGGATGCTGTATCTAAAAAAGAATTAGGACGGGGTAAGGTTGAGTATGAGGGAAACTTGGATGAATTAAAAAAGAATGATTTAAAAAAATTCATTGAATACAACATAACAGACGTTGAACTTATCGTAGAGATGAATGAAAAACTTCAATTCATTGATCTTGTAAAGGGTATATGTCATGTTGGGCATGTTTCATACGAAGATTACGTATATTCATCTAAGTATTTAGAGGGTGCCGTATTAACATATTTAAAGCGCAGAAACATTATTGCACCAAATAAGCCAGCAGATAGACAAGAGCGAATGGCAGCCGTTAGGGAATCTGGGGAAGAAAAGTTTATTGGTGCTTATGTGAAAGATCCAATTGTAGGCAAATATGAGTGGATATATGACCTAGACCTTACATCGCTGTATCCATCGATTATTATGTCTTTAAACATATCCCCAGAAACAAAAATTGGTAAAATAGATAATTGGAATGCAGAAGATTACATTAAAGGTGTTCAGAAAGAATATATCGTTGATGGTGAAATTATAGAAAAAGAGCAAGTTGAAAAGTTTTTCAAAACATACAACTACTCAGTTGCATCAAACGGTGTATTATATAATACGGAAAAGAAGGGTGTAATTCCATCAATTTTGGATGAATGGTTTGACCAGCGTGTTGAATATAAAAATTTGATGAAAGAGTATGGCAAATCTGGCGATAATGAAAAATATAATTTTTATAAGCAGCGTCAATTAGTTCAAAAAATTCTGTTGAACTCTTTATACGGGGTATTGGGATTGCCCGCATTTAGATTTTATGATATAGATAATGCAGAAGCTGTAACTCTTACAGGACAAACTGTAATTAAAAAAACAGCTGAAGTTTTAAATAAAAAATACAATAAAGAACTTCAAACAGAAAATGTAGATTATAATATTTACATTGACACTGATAGCTGCTTTTTCTCTGCCTTACCGCTAGTGGTGCATAGATTCCCAGATGTGGATACATCCGATGATGCTATAATGACAGAAAAGATTTATGATATTGCAAATGAAAGTCAATCATTTATAAATTCATTTTATGATATTTTCTCTAAAAAATACTTTAATATAAATTCACACCGCTTTGAAATTAAGCAAGAAATGATAGCCAAATCCGGTATATGGATAGCTAAAAAAAGATATGCTCAATGGATTATAGCGGATAACGGTGTTAGAGTTGATAAATTAGATGTAAAAGGTCTTGATGTTGTTAGATCATCATTCCCAAAAGCATTTCAAAAATTCATGTCAAATCTTTTAATATCTATTTTGAAGGGTGCATCGAAAGATGAAATAGATAACATGATTTTGGAAATGAAAAAAAATGTTCGTAATGTTGACATCGTTGACTTGGCTAAAAACTCTTCTTTAAATAACTTAGTTAAATATAGTGGAAAAATAGATGTTGATAGAATAAATTCGTTTGGCAAAGGTACACCTGCACAGGTTAAAGCTGCCATTGCATATAACAGATTATTAGAACATTATAAGTGTCCGTTTAAGTATATGCCGTTTCGAGATGGCGATAAATTAAAATGGATTTATTTAAAGGATAATCCGTTTGGAATAGATACGTTGGCATTTAGGGGAGATAGCGACCCAAAGGAAATCAAAAAATTTATTACAACATATGTAGATCCAGACTTTATGTTTACATCTGAGTTGGATAACAAATTAGAAGATTTTTATAGCGCATTAAAATGGAAAATGCCATCACCAAGTAGTAAACTTATTAACGAATTTTTTCAGTTTTAAAAGAAAATTATTATGGAAAAAAATAAACTATTTTCATTTATATCCAAATACTCGCTCGGCGGATTGATAGAATCCGCCGAGTGGAGCTTAACACAAGATGAATTATCAACAAAATTTATTTCTGACGATGACAATGCACTTGGAGAGGTAAGACTCCATAATGTTGAAAACTTAAATTATTCAAATGATGAATTGTTTGGAATTGCAAATACAGGATTTTTGGTTAAAATGATGTCTGTGCTGGGAGACAATATACAATTTGAATTGAAAGCAAAGACGGGTATGGTTCCGGATACATTAAAAATTTCAGATGGAGAATCTGAAATAAATTACATGTTAGCTGATCCAGTTATTATACCAAAGGCACCAAGTCCTAAAAACTTACCAGATCCAACATATGAATTTGATTTTGATAAAAGCAGTTTTTTGGATAAATTTATAAAGGCAAAATCAGCATTTTCTGATGTAGAGACTTTTACACTAAATCCAACGAAAAAAGGATTGGAAGTTATAATCGGAAATTCTGTAAACAAAATAAAAATGCCAATAAAATCTGATATAATTGGCACGCCATCTAGACCTATCGTATTTAGCGCAAAGTATTTCAAGGAAATGCTTTCTGCTAATAAAGAAATGATATCGGCTACATTTTCTGTATATGAACGTGGGATGTCTAGAGTAAAATTTAATCATGCAGATACAGATGTCACTTATTTTTTAACAGAAATAATAATACAACCTTGATTTTCTGCATTATGTTTTGTATATTACTCTTTATTTTTTCACACATAAATTAATAAAACATGATTATTGCAATAGGCGATGTACACGAAAAGTTCAGGGAAATGAAAATAAAAATGCAAGGCATTATGAATGAAAAATTTCCCGAAACAATCCCTATAAATTTTATCCAAGTAGGTGATTTTGGTATAGGGTTTAATGACCCAGAAGAGGAATATAATGAATTAGTATTACTCGATACACGTCTATTTGAAACTAATTCAAATCTTTATGTAATTAGGGGCAACCATGATAGACCATCTTTTTGGGAATCTGATTCGTATAAATTTAACAATATACATTTTATCAAAGATGATACGATTATAACAATAGAAGGAAAGACCTGTTATTTTGCAGGCGGTGGTATATCAATTGATAGAACAGAACGAATTCACGGTGTATCGTATTGGGATAATGAAAAATATGTTTTCAATTATGTAGAAGATAATTTTAAAGATAAAAAAATTGATATTTTATTTACACATGATGTATACACAGTATTATCCAATTTAAATTTTTTAGAAAGTACACCTGTTAGAAATTGGAAAATACGTGATCAAAAATTAAACGAAGATTTGATTGAACAACAAAATCAAATTAAAAAATTATACGAATGTGTATTAAAAACAAATTCAAAGTTAAAGTGGTATCATGGTCACTATCATCGATCATATACAAATTATGTAAATGAACAAACCATATGTTGCTTAGATGAATTAGAATTTAAACAAATTTTTTAAAGGAGGTATAATGATAACAGTTACTAGATTTACTGCTAATTGGTGTATTCCGTGTAAAACGGTTGGGCCTATTATGGAAGGAATTAAAAATGATTCCTATTTTTCAAATGTTAATTTCATAACGATTGACATTGATTCAAATAGAGAATTAGCTTCTAAATATGGAATCCGCTCTATCCCAACGGTTGTTATAGAAAATAATGGAGTTGTTGTGGAACAATTAGTTGGTACAAAAAGTAGAGCAGATTATGAAGATTCAATTAAAAAATGGACATCCAAATAATATAGGAGATAATATGAACGGTAAAAACTGGTGGTCAACTACCCCACCCACTGAATTTGCTTACGATGATAATGGGAATTTAATTGCAAACACACTAAAAGTAAAATTTAAAAAGCTTCATCCAGAAGCAACCACACCATCATATGCAAAAGATGGTGATGCTGGCCTTGATCTAACTGCAACCAGCATGGTTATGACACCAACAACCATCGAGTATTATACCGGAATTGCAGTTGAAATACCGGCTGGTTATGTTGGTCTTCTATTTC